ATGATTACAGTACAGAATTGGGCATTCTAAGTCTGTAAGTCTCTGTATATCAGCAATAGTAGTAAAATAACAATCCTTTTATTTTACATAAAAATGCCACAAAAAGGTAATTTAAGGTAATCTGAGGTTACTTTTTGCAAGTAATATGCAAGTGTGGCTTGCATGTAGATTGAAGGATTACAAAAGAAATCATCGCTATGAAGGTATATGTAGAGTCAAAGACAAACAAGGTATTTTTCTCAGTAACCCACATGACGAAGAGGTTCTACGTCTACACCGGGTTGCAGACAACTGAGAAGTTCAGTGGCATGATGTTCCCGAAGTCTGACAAGTCAGCAAAAGCGAAGACCAGAAGACTTGCGGAGCTGTATGCCAAGTGTGAGAGCTATATCCTTGACCATCATGACGAGTCGCCGGATATGATGAAGGAACATCTGAAGGAGATCTGTACGGGAGCAAAGAAAGAAGACAAGTCTCCGTTCCTCAGTTTCATGAAGGCATTCGCTGAGACAAGAGAGAAGACGAATACCAGAAGAAGCTATGAGAGAACCTACCGATGCGTAGAGGCATACGACAACAAGTGCAGCTTCAACACCATAACCAAGGACTGGATTGAAGGGTTCATCAGGCATGAGATGGATAAGGGAAGGAAGACCAACGGCATCTCGAATGACATCACCCACATCAAGGCTGTCTTCAAGAAGGCCATCGATGATGGCAAGACTCAGAACTTTCCGTTCCACTATATCAGGCTCAAAAAGGAGGAAACAAGGAAGCGCTGTCTCTCACTGGAGCAGATGAGAGAACTTAGGGATGCCAAATTACACGGCAAGCAGGCTCTGTACCGCGATTTCTTCATGTTGGGGTTCTACCTCATAGGTATCAATGTTTCGGACCTCCTGACGCTAAAGAAGGAGGATTTCCGCAATGGTAGGATAAGCTACTACCGGAACAAGACAGGTAGATTGTACGACATCAAGGTGGAGCCAGAGGCTATGGAGATAATAAGCAGATACCGCAGCAGAAAGCCGCAGTACCTGCTCAGGTTCTTCGAAGATGCAGGAACTTTCGACGTGGACCACTTCACGAACAATATGAACCGTACGCTGAGAAGGATTGGCCCGAAGGATCCTAAGGATTTGAGAAAGGCATCACCTCGTCCAATCGACAGCCAGATGTCTTCGTACTACAACAGACATAGCTGGGCGACGTTTGCGTCAGAGATAGGTATTTCACTCGAAACAATCGGTCGAGCACTGGGTCACTCTGTATGGGACAATACTGTAACCGCAGTATATGTCAAGTACGACAAAAAGACCATAGACGAGGCGAACCGAAAAGTCATCGACTATCTGAACGGGTAACAAGGAAAATCCCCACGCCATCGGCAAATGACGTGGGGAAAGTTGTTTTATGACAAGCATCTATTTGTAGAATTCATCAAGCTCCTTGTCAAGCTCAACGATTTTTTCGGAAATCTCAGATTCCTCCTTCTCTGCATGATTCATCGCATCAACAAGTTGTCTCGATGTTATCTTGCGCTTGCAGTAATTGACCTTGGCGCGTTCGCATTTCCATCTTTCCCGCCACAGCTTCATCAGTAGTGTATAGAAGTTTACGAGCTTGCTCTTTTTGACAATCTCTAGATGGGCTGATTCCAGTTCACCCTCCGCATCCTTCAGCTTCCAGTTAGCTTCAATCAGCTCCTTCTTCAGCTTCTCGTTGCAGCGAAGGGTGTAGCAGACTTCGGTAATTAGAAAGGTCATCACAAAGCATTGCGCAAACCCCTTCCAGAATCCCATATAAGCCTCCGCTACAGTGAGGCAGCTACCAAAGATGATGCAAACGACGAAGATGTCGATGCGGTCGAAAATCATTTTTAATCTTTCTTTCATACGCTACAAATCGTTTTTATAATTATTGGTTACAATCCAGAAGCTCATTACAATATTGAATATCAGCAAGAGAATAATGATGGCCCAGTACTGCCCGTCGGTAAGCTCGATGGTAAGATAATCAAAATCCTCGAAGTTCTTTCTGTGCCATTCCTTTTCTACAATCGGACCGATATACTCGGCGTACTTTTCGAGATTTACAGGATTGCTCATAAACCAGTCTCTACTCTTTACGCCTACGACCGGGCTATCACACCATGAGAATGCGTTGCACCACTTTACATTCTTGTTTTTATCGATGCCGACACACACGACAAGTTCATTCTTATTGCCGCCCTGCCAGTATGAGCGCTGCTTTTCAACTATTTCTTCCGGCTTGTTTGTAAAGAACAGGACGAACACCCTAAACTGCTTCCGCTCGCCATAGTATCCGTTCAGCCATCTCATCGCCTTCTCCTGATTCTTCGGGATCTTCAGTCCGAGAACGGGATTCTGGTCGTAAAGAACGATATCAGGATACTCGAACAATCCAAGCTTTCGCGCCTGCTGATAATCAATATCCTCAAACTTGAAAATAGAACGTGAGGCTTTGACTTTGTTCTTGTAATCATGCTCCGAGGATAATGCGTATGAGTTTTCGATGGAACCATCCCACGCCCATTCCTGAGCATCACCATCCTTAGTGTAGTAATCCCTGTGCATATCAATGAAGACGCTAGGGGTTCCAAGAATCTTTCTGACTACATTGAACTCGTTGTCGGTCATAAAGTATTCCTCCTTGTTCCTAGCATCAAAATAAGTCCAACGTTCAGGGTGATTGTCAACATACGAGCAATCATACGTTTCCGTACGTTGATGCTTTCCGCTTCCAACGGTCCTTGTACACGTTCGGTGTATGTACTCATTCCAGGCATCGTAATGACGGATTCTTGTCACGTAGCTTCCGAGATACTCCGTGTCAGCAGCATTGGACTGCTTGAACACGAACTCCATGAGGATGCCTATGAGGATGGATGGAACAATGAGTACGGCGTATTCCCACCAGGTGGTCTGCTTCCTGAAGAAAATCAACAGGAAAGCAGCAACCACGAATGGGATTAGGAATATGAATATTTCCATAAGCCGTTACTTCTTGAACAGGTCTACGTCGTTATCCTCTCCAAGCTGCATGATCATCTTTGTCTTGGATGAGGAGATGACCTTGTATTCGATAGACCTGATGTCAGAGATGAACCACTTCGCCGGATATGTCTTTACGAGCGTCTCGTGCTCACGGATGATATCGAGCATTCTCTCCTGCGATGTCTGGAACTCGGAACGCTGAATCTCTATGGACTGCATGAGGTCCTTGTAGAGCGAAACGTCGAAGTTAGGGTTGCTTTCCTGAATCCATTTCATAAGCGAGCCGTCTCCCTTTGAGTATCTGCCCTCAATGAGCTTCGGATAGATGGACTCGAATGAAGACTTGTATTCATCCGTAACCTGTGCCTTCTGCTGAAGAACCTTCCACATCTTGTCGTGAACACCCTCAATCTTGCCACGCTGAGCCTCTGACTGCTGGCGAAGTGAGATTTCCTGGTTGTTGTAATGGAAATAACAACCGATAACTGAACCTGCGGCGAGTACTACTATTGAGAGTACTGATGCCAAAATAATGTTTTTTACACTCATATTATTGAAATATTAAAAATTATCCACTAGAACAGCTTCTTGATTCTTCGGAAGTCCTCACCCTCTGGAACCGGGCAATCCTTCACCCACTCCATGTCCTTCACTTTCCACATAGACAGGTCGATGTCCTTAGGGAGAAGAGCCTTCATGTCTGCAAAGAGGTTAAGACGGAGGGAGCAGTCAGGATTGAAACCATTGTCGTTCCATCTGTATTTCTTATGTCTGAGCATCACATCGTTCATTTCAACGAACTTTACCACATCGAGCTTGCTGTGGAGCGTGAGACAGATTCCGTCGAAGTCATAGCTGCGATTGCGGAGTGTTCTGTAATCAACCCATGCCGTATAGAGGAAAAGTCTTGGTGCAGGGATTCCGAGCGTACGGAATACGTTTCTGATTCCGTGAGCAAGCCACATTGTCTTTCCGTTACAATCCGGCAGTAGCGGCTCTCCACCGGTGATGCTAATCTCGTCATAGTCCAGTCTGTCAACTACCGGAATCTTCTCGAAGTCGAACTGGTTGTTGCAGCACATTGGGCACTTGTTGTGACACTTTGCAGTCACCAGCAATCTAAGTTTCTTGTTCATAATCTTTTAATATTTTTATGCAAATGCGATTTTCGGTCACATTTCGTTCATATTTCCTACCTTAATTATTCGTAAACTACCGCAACTCTCCTCTCGCACTCTTCTACTGAAAATGCAGCAACGTACGTTCTGAGATTTCCGACCTTTTTATACTCAGTATAGCAGAGTTCCCAGATATACTTGGCCTTGAGACCAGTCTTCAGGGTTGCGTCGATAATGTTCTCGAATGTATAAAACATACCAGTCAGGTTGTTATATAACGTAATCTGTCGATCGTCATTAAAATCAACGCTATCATTGTTAGAGGTGAAGTCTTCTACTGATTGAGCATGGTTCTTTTTGAGATTGAACTCATAGTAACTCTTAGCCCTTTCGTACGTGTCTGCCTTCTTGCGAATAAAGCCAGACTTTTCTATATACTTACAAAGCAAATCTTTTGCTATGTCGAAATCAATTTCGGTCATCTCGTCCAAGACGTAATCATTACTGATTCTACAGATAAAGCGCTGCTTCTTGCGTATGATGCGGTCTTTTTGAGAATCGATAACCTTTTGCTCTTGCGAGTTGTGTGATGATCCATCGAGTTCGAAGTACATTCTCCAATACGGAACGAAGAAATCGTAATAGCACCATCTTGTACCAATCTTATAATTTCCCTTCTCTCTTGTGAAGTAGATGTTGGCATCAATTAACATCTGCTCAAATTTGGACTCGGTTTTCGAGTTTTTATTGAGCAACTTGTTCTTTACAGGAGTAAAACTATGTCTTACATACCCTATATTCTTTTTATTAACTTTCATCTTCCCTATATTTACTTATTTAAAATTAATATTTTCCTTTTTAAAAAGGTTATATGAAACAGGCAATAGATCTCCGAGAGAGTGGTTCTCCCCCTTACCCCCATCAGTCATTGAAACGATGAGAGCTTGGTAGGAATATTCCACTCGAAGTTACATGAACCCAGTATAATGAGCCCCTTCGGTCGGATCGGTTGCCAAATCGTACAGCACCTAATCTAAGCAGCTTTCTAGGTACGCCTAGCCCTGCCCGCCTTCTGCCTTCAGTTCCTGCGGTGTCACCATGCACCTCTTGTGACGTGGGTTTAAAGTCTGTGTAGCCGAGTGTATTTAGCCGACAAGCCACCAAGACTACCTGTTCGACCGAAAAAGGAATAGGGTAAAGTGAAAACCCTATCCTTTGTTCGTGTAGCGCTCCGAACTCTGGATAGGGTTTCGTATAGGGAAGTGAATAATCACCGTATACTCAATGTCTGTTGTTTAGTGCGCTACTACTAACAAGCACTGCAAAGATACGACGATTATTCTTACTCTCCAAATGCCTGATTTGTGTCAAAAATCTGCTCATTCAAGTAAAAAGTAAAAACAAAACTCTCGAAAGTGCTGATTTAACTATGCATTTCGATTGAAGTAAAAACAATATTTTGTGTCATTCATTAAAGTATAGAATATTTACATTAACCCTTTTTAAGGAAAAAGTGCGTTTTTCGGTGTGTTTTTAGTGGTGACTCTTAATAAAATAGCCGCCTATCTGCAAAGTGATAAGCGGCTATTGGGTTATTATTCATCCGTACTGAATCGAAGACCTTGCTTTGCTTCTTCCGGTGAGGAAACGTCCTTCTTTAGGAGGTAATGTATGCATTTATCATAGGATAATGCGGTAACGAATTGCCATCCTCTCTCTGACATATAGTTAAGAATATCGGTGAGGTTGTTAAACTCAATCTTCTTGCTGAAGATTTTCCAAAACTACTATATCGTTTCTTTTCATATCATTCGCTTAACCGTGATGCGTAGGGCTTGGTTATTAATCGCAGGAGCCGAAGCTCCTTGGTTTGGCTAATCGGGGCTAAATCTTAACGATCATCTTCACGACTTTGGAAACCGTTCTGTACTGAGGAAGCTCAATACCTAAACTCACGAGATAATCTTCCAGTGTCTTCTGGATCCACTCAAGCTTCTCGCCTCGCTGTTTACAGGTGTTAATGATGTCGCTAATCTCTGCGTTGTACTTTCTTTCCGATTCGTTACTAGCAGACTTCAAGGCCTTTTCCAGCTCTGCTACTCTATTCTTGAGATTTTGGTTCTCTTCAACAAGTCTGTCGTAGCTTGCTAGGATAGGCTTCATCTGCTGCTCGTAAGGCAAATCCTCATTCATTGTTTTCTTCATAATTCCAAATTTAGTTAATAATAGTCAGATTATTATATCTGTTTTTGGATAAAATCCTCCCCTACCCTCACGGGCAAGAGAGGACGAAACATTTGTATTAATCCGCCCGTATGGCCGATAGCGCAGCCCCATTTAATATGGAAAGTATCTTTGGCAGGGAGTATTGCTACTCCCCGGTTTTGGCTAGTTGCCGTTAAAGATTACCTGGAATGGAATCGCAAGCTTGTCGGTATCAAGCGGAACCTCGCATTTGATTCCAAAGATAGAATCAAGATGGCCCAGGGCATATACCTGCAAGCTCATCTTCTCCTTGAACTCTTCGATGCTGTCATACTCGCTCTCCAAAACGATGTCTGAAGGGAATTCATCGAAGTCTTCCATCTCGTCAACGTAACGCTCGTTGAGCATTCGCAGCTCGTAAGCGAAATCGTCGTACGTCTTGATCTTGTACTCAGCAGCATCCTTCCAAACACCAAGAAGCTCCTGCTTGAATTTCTCCTCACACTGCTTCTTTCCCTCTTCCATTAAATCATCTGTAATTCCTGCTAACATAATTCTATAATTTATTGGTTAATACTATCTATCAGTAAATTTGTGAGCTGGGTAGCCGAAAGCCAAGGTTCGAAGCGCACTTTTCTTCTAATGAGCTCCTTCTTGATGATTTCAGATACGCAAGACACTTCCTTTTCAAGTTTTTCTGCCTTGCGCTCTGCCTGCCCCTGCTCTATCATCGCTCTGTACGTATCTTCTACGTCGCAGATGCCAGAGAGCTTGTCGAGTCGCTTTTTAAGTTTAACGTTCTCTCCTACCAGCTGACCTCTGCTCATATTTTCGAGTCTTTCTCTGTATGCTCGTTCTTCATCTCTTTTCATAATCCTAATTTTAGTTAATAATAGCAGGAGATGGCTACTTGCCACCTCCAGTTTGGCTTAGTCCTCGTCTGGCTCGTCGTCGTCCTTATCGTAGACTCCGAATAGCTTGAGGGTGTTGCTGTCGATTTCCGTCTTTCCGACGATGTAGCGCATCGTCATCTGAATGTTAGGTTTGCCGTTTGATAGATGGCCCATCATGACGGCGATCTGTTCCAATGGTACGCCTTTCTTGGAAAGATTCGTTGCGAACGAACGTCTGCCGGTGTGCGAGGAGATGAAGCGGTACTTTTTTCCGGTCTCCTCCCTTCCGGCCTTAAACACCTTCGTGTTCGTATCTATTCCGCATTCACGGCAGATGTCACGAAGGGTTCTGTTGAAGGTCATCTCGCTGATTTCGCCAGGGAGAGGCTCTGGACCCGTGCCGCTTACAAGGAACGGACGGAGCTTCTTGTGAAGAGGAACCCTTACCTCTGTCTTGGTCTTCTGTGCTACATACACCAGGAAGTGTCCGGTATCATCGATGTTCTCGGGAGTTATCCTCTGACAATCACTGTATCGTGCTCCACAGAGGCATTCCATGAGGAACATGCGCTGAACATATCTCTTCGTCTGTCCTCTTGGATTGTAATTGATGATTCTGTTTATCTCCTCATCCGAGAGATAGACGGACTGGACAGGAACAGCCTTCGTTCTGAGTATCTTTCCGAACGTCGGGCTGTTAATCTCTTTCGTAGCATCGTTCTCACGTATCACCGCCTTGATGGTGGCGCATACGGTCTTTGCGGAGTTGGGAGCATAGTTCTCCTTGATTTTCTCAAAGAGGTCACGGAGGTTGTCGTCAGTGATGTCTTCCCACAATGGCTTGTGGCCCAACAGCTCATCGAACATTCTCACGACCTTGATGAACTTCGGATACTTCCAGATATAAGCTCCATAGAAGGTGTTGTGCCTCCACGCGTTGTCGTGATAATCGGCGAACCAACCCTGCTTGATAGCGAGCTTGTACTTCTCCTGCTGAACAGGAGTCAAAAGTCGTTCCCAGTCTCTTGTCTTGATTCTTAATTCTTCTGTCATAATTCTAACTTTTTGGTTTATAGTGCAAAGGTAACAAAGTTTATTTTATAAACCATCACCTTTGCCGTTTTTAACGCTAAATTAACTTTCGAGCTCATCGTTTAGCTCGTAGGCAATACGGGCGAGCGACTCGAAATCCATCTCAAAATCCATAGGGGATACTCTCTTCACCACTCTTTTGTAGCTCATCATACGTAGCGTGATAGTCGGGATAGCGGTATCCTCGCCGTTAGTTTCAATGAGGACAGCTTCGAAAAGCCCGTCGCTGCACTTAACCGGACGTTTCAGCTCTTTGCGGATGATTCCGTGCTCATACATTATCTCGCGGATAGTGCATGCTAGCTCCATCTTAACACCTGAACGCAACTCGTCAATCTCGTCTTTCAATTCTTTTCTATCCATAATCTTAATATTTTGGTTTAACTTGATGCCCACCGTTCCCGGCAGGCTTGTTTGGCTTACTGGTTCTCCTTTATGATTTCCAATGCTCTCAGGAATCCCTGAAGATAATTCTCGCATTCGCTCTTCTTGCCAAGGAACTCCTGTGTTCCATCGATAATGATTCCTATACGGCCGGTCTTCGGGTATTCCTGTATGTGGCAGGTGTACTCATCGCTGCCGAGCGCATCTTCGACTTCCTGCGCCATCATCTGAGCCTTCCAGGTGATGTTCGCCGCATCGTACTCATCCATAAGGTGAATCCAGTCACAATCGTCGATATCTTCTACGGAATCGATCTTGCGGACAGGCTCAAACTCCTGTAATAGGTCAGGAACCATTGGGTTGTTCTCTCTGACAAACTTCTTGAATCTTTCTAAATCTTCCATATCTCTATTCTTAATTGGTTAATACTTGCACCCTCCGAAGAGGGCTTTTTAGGCTTCCGTGTAAGCGAGAATCTGTATGTAACGCATCTCGAAATTGACGAAGATGTCAAGATATATGCCATCGTCAGTAAGGAGCGTGGTTCCGTTGTTCTCCTCTGTGATGATCTTATTTTTCTCTGTGCCCATGAGGTTATTTACCAGGTCGTTTGCCACCATGGCCAAACGCATCTTGTCAGCACTGTCTTTTATCCATCTGACAACCATTGCGTTGTCATAGACCTCTGCATGACAAGCGTTTGAATAAATAAAACCGACCGCTTCGTTGCAGTAGTTGTCCGTATACAGACCTTCATCGAACATCTTTTCCCATAGAGGCTCATAATAGAGTTCGTTCTCCATGTCATACTTGTCAAACTTGCTCACATTCACATCTACTATTTCCATAATCATTCTATTTAATTGGTTAATACTAGGAGCGTGAAACAGATTGTTCCACGCCTTGTTTGGCTTTACACCGGCAGAGACACGATGTATTCCTTCTTTTTCTTTCGTGTTCTGCCCGTGACGGAATATCCGCAGATGTTTCTCAGGGAGAGTGCGGCTTCCGTAAGAAAAGGCTCGTTGACAAAGATTATCGGTCTCATCATCTTGTTCCGTACCATCAACTGATAGTCGATGAAGTCGAATGGATCGTCGGGATCTTCCGCCTTCTTCTCCCAGATGCTTACGTCCAGCATTTCGATGAAGTCTCCCTCTGGTGGATTCTCCATGTCGAGGAATCTCTTCGGAACAAGCAAAATTGTTTCCTTTGGTTCATGTGTCAAAAAGAAATCTGATACAGAACTACAGAATATGTTCAGATTGAACACCTTCGGCTTCAAGCCCTTTGCTTTTAAGATATCATTAACGTTAACGATTCTTGCTACTGCCATAATTCACAAAATTTTAAATGGTTAGACATAGTACCCTCCGAAGAGGGCTTTTGGCTAGTGTGCAAGGAATCCTACCGCCTGGCCCTTGCCGATGGACCAACATAATCTGTCTTCCTTCAGGCACTCTGTACAGTTCCCTGTACAGAGCAACGTTCCTTCCGGTGCTGATGTCTCACTCTCGAAGATAGGATGTGCCTCCGGGAATCCGTGATGGTTGTCCATTTTTAGACCAAGCCATCCACTGAAGAGGATATGCATGTTCTCTGGAATGACGTTGCCCTCATCGAGATACTCGTTACATACATCGAACATCTTGGTGAACGCCAGGAACTTGGTATCCTTATGTTTGCGAGCAATCTCGCACATCTTGTCAAGATACCATTTATTTTGGATGTCACCGCCGATGTGGAATCTGAATGCTCTAGGGATGCGGTAGTCGAGATACCCGTCAATCTCCTTGAAGTATCGCTCTGGATCCTCGTGGTAGATTGCGGAGTTGATTGCTCTCGTCTTGATAACCTCCTTGTAAATCATATCGTTGCGGAGGTCATAGCAGCTCTTCGCACAGATTGCGCAGTTACCGCAATCCATTACAGGGATAAGCGATACAGATGGGATTGCTCCCAACTTGTTGTTGCCCTCACTGATTTTGACATGCAAGTCGCTAACGTTCTCCACTGCATTCTCATAAGCTGCCTGTACCTTTGTCAGACGATTCTCCATACCTTTCTTACCTAATGTCCAGTAATTTCTGCTCATAATTCTAAAAACTTAATTTGGTTAAACTTGGGGAACAAAAAACCGGCGTGTCTCACGACAGACCGGCTTGAACCATTTAAACAAAATCTAGTTATGATAAGGAGTCAGCCGCTGTTAACGACTGACCTTTTGGCTAATCTTTCGGTACATTCCAGTGGAATGAAATCGTAGCTTCATCTTCGTAGATGGAGAACGATATTAGTAATTTTGCGTCTCCCTCACTCTCGTCATCTATGTACTGCTTGTACGCCGGAACCATGTAGGTCGTTAGGTGACATTCGTCTTCAGTCAAGTTTTTTATGACTGCATTTCCGAAATCATCAAGCTTATCCGTGCTACAGTAGGGTTGCGGGATGCATTTCAGCTCGACAACATTGCTATTGACGGTGGCCATTACCGGAACACCGGCAATGAATCCGAGGTATGTATTCCCGGAGAATGAATAGTTCTCGTCATCGAACATGTTCTCTTCCCACCAGTCAAGCATGACATTCTTGTTGTCTAGGGGTGCAGGAACAAGCGAATTCACATCAATCTTCTCTTTGATCTCTTTCATAATCCTTAATTTTATTGGTTAGACATAGAATCGGTTACCGAATCAGTAACCGACTTTTGGCTAGAATGGCTCCCGGCTGGCGCCTTGCTTTAGTAGTTTGATCTGGAGAGCTTTAGCTCGAAGGATTACCTCCAGTAGTAACTGGAGGAGATCCTCTCGTTGCAGAAGCTCTTGTAAATTACTGCCGGGCCACCATTCTTCAGGCGGCGAACCTTGCGTCTTACTGATGATTACTTCTTATCGTCATCACTCTTCTTCCACTCGTCCATCTTGCCCTGGATATCGATACCGGACTCCTTGATAAGCTGCTTGAGAACACCAAGCATTCTCCAACCCTCTTCGTCGTAGAGCTTGGCTTTGGACTCAAGCTCCTTCAGAGAGTTGACTTCTGACATCTTTCGTCCGCCCTTCAGGAATCTTGCTCCGTGGAACATGATGAGGTTGCGCATGGTGTAATAAGCGCCAGAACCTTTGTAGGCATTGATGAAAGCATCAGCCTGCTTGGTATTCCATTCGAGATGCTTGCGGTTCTTGTTGAACTTGTGAACTGCATCATAGAGCTGCTTGTAAGTAGGGACAGCCGCCATCTCGTTAGCAATCTCTCTGAGAGGTGTGTAGACTTTTTTCTCTAAGTCGCTGACAAAGATATCCTTGTTCTGAAGACGTACGTAAGGATTACCCTTGCAGGTGTGCTTGTATGCCTTCTTCTCATTTCCATCCTTGTCTTTCTTGACATTGTAGATAAGATTGTCGTCCACGTACTTACGGAGCTTGCTGATGTAGTCAGTAGCCATGTCGCTGGCAACGTCGCCGTTAAACCATCGGTTTCTAGCACCGACATTGTCAAGGTCTCCGTGCTCAGACATCTTTACCTGAGCATAGAGCTCATTCTCCAGCATGCGCCACTGGTACTCGTATCCCTTGTGCTGTAACACCTCGTTGAATGACTTGTCGTCCTTCTCCATGTCTCGCAGCATGTGGAACATCTGAGACATAACCCAACGACGAAACATCTTCCAGTTGTTCACGTATCCACCCTCGACAATCTTCTTGCCTACCGCATCGATGGTCGCATCGTCCATGTCTACAGGAACCGCTGCACCATTCTCGATCTTGACAAGCTGGTCGTCACCGAGAGGGAAGTACTTACTTACGTCAACGCCTGCTGCCTTAAGAGCTTCGAGACGCATCTGCGCCTTGGTCTTCTTGGTAGCTGCTGTAGCCTCTACGTTCTTTGTTACGATGTTCAAGTTTTCTCCTGTGATTGTTACAATCTGCTTCATAATTCTATAAAATTTAAATTGGTTTGTAATAAATTATTTAACTCTAGTGGATGAGGCTTACGCCCCACCCTTGTTTGGCTCAATCCAGTCTCTGAGGATAATCAGGTCCTTGTCGTTCTTGGAACGCCAGAACCACGTACCCCATGAGTTGTCCCACCATAGGTTGCCTCTGAGAAGTTGGATCAGTACGTACAGCTCCAGCTTGCATCTAGATATCTCTCGTCGCTCTCCGTACATCATATCTTCGTCTGAGAGCTCTTTCTCAGGCAAAGCCTTGAAGTAATACCGGCGATGTGATTCGGAGCGTTCTGACGGCACAGAATGCTTGTACGCTGCATATCTCTGCTCGATGCCAACAAATACAACCTCGGGTGTAAGGTAAGGCGTGTCCTTCGGCTTGTCTTCCTCGGACATTACTACCTTGCCATTTACACGGCATGTTCTCTTCTGGAAGTTGATGGTGAACTTTGCACCATTCTCAACTGCATTGATGATTTCTTCGTATGTCATATTCTTAAAATATTGGTTAATAAGAATCCCACTATTGCGTGGGATTTTTTAGCCTGGCCATACTTCTGCGGTCTTGCAATCTATATCTCCGCACATAACCGCATAACCATTTGCCCATGCATCATACGCCTTTTTTCTAGCTTCCTCTTCGCTACTTGCCTCAACGTCCACAAATCCGTTCGACGTTTCTACAATTCCTACACGATATTTTCTTCTCATAATTCTAAAAAGTATTGGTTAATAGGAGTGCGCTCAGAGAATCTGTTGCGTAACTGTAAAGTCTTGATTAATACTGTATCTGAGTCCTGACGGATCCAGGTAATCACCTGGATGCTCAGGATGATTGATACCGTATTGTACAATCTATTCTCCTTGCGCACCTTTCGGCTCGCAATAACCTAGTCTGGTTCAACCTGACACGTTGCATTGCTTTAAGCTTTCGATTAAGGGCATGGCATTGTTATGAAGCCAACATCCAGGAAGCGAATGCTTCCCCATCCTTGGCTCCAGAATCAATGAAACGCTCGATGAACTCTCAGAACTTGCCAGACATCGCTGCAATGCGCATGACTTATCTCATGTATTATGTTGCATGGATATATGTTCGTGATTAGGTCCCGTGATTGGATACCTGTGTCTGCGGTGACAACGGCTAGGCACAGGAATTCCACTTACGGGACATTAAACCTCATACTCTTGATAAGTCGTGATGCAATTCACTTTTGGTTGTTGTAGGTACACTCATAGGGCTGTTGCCTTCCTCTATCTTGACGATTGAGGGATCTTGCAATACGCGAGATATCTGGTATTACCAGACATATCGCGTTGATACAGAGATCGCGACATAAAGAATTCCTCCTCGTGTACCTCGTTTGGCAATAACGTTGTCTTTATCTGAGAGCGTGGCACGTAGCTATAGCAGCTTGATTGGGGCTGTTATAATCGCCGGATGACGCTGGGGATTCCCAGCATTAGCCGGCGAGTACAACAGTCACTCATAAATTCACTCTCCTCTAAAGACTACCCTCGTGCTTGGGTAATTCCCTGACCGATGGCTCGGCACAATACTTTATGTTTCTGATTTGGCACAGGATTCGCCGGATTAGCGGATCCACGACAATGCGTGTATTGCGCAGCCGTCGAGGATCCTCTAATCTGGTTAGAGAACCTGTGGTATAAACATTGCCATCCATCAGGGAGTGGTGGTGTGCGCCACCTGCGAGAGTCATGCGGGCTGGCACATCTCTGTACTTCGTTGATGAGCTGCGCCTTGTGCGTCATACGAACATCCTGCTGTCTCAAGTTGTAAACTTGGATAGCAGGATGTTCAGATGATGTCTTCGAGGCATCGCCTGAATCTGTCCGCCCTTCTCCCACGTCCGTGTGCTCGGTTACAGAGTATGCCGGTCAGAAGATACTGCGCATAGCTTTATCAGTTTGATAGTATCCTGGTGGAGAGGATCGCAGGACCATCTCTGATTCAGAGATAGGCCCGCGATCGTGCGAGACCGGATGTTTAAAACATTCTTCTTCATTCCGGCAAAATCCTTGCGCTAGGATGCTCATCTACAGGGTATTTACCAATGTGTTGTACGCTGCCCTGCTCGTTCGCAAGGCATTTTGAGCACAACCTATCGATAGATACCCCTTGATTTCGCTCTCTGTCTTACCCCTGTTGGCTTTCACGTTTCTCCCTCTGCCTCTGTCTATACAACCGACATTCTGAGTCTTCACGTATCCGAGGCCACCGATTTTTCTCTTGCCTGTCTTGACCGCACGGATGCAGTCCATGACGAAGGTATTGAGCTTGTCGATGTCCTCTTTCACGTTTATGACCGGAAGAACCTGAGTAGCCCAGGAATAATCGCAATACCCCTTGTAGAGATACCTGTTTACTGCATTGATGGCTTTCGTCATCGTGGTGTCACGCTTCTTTATCGTTCTCTTCTCAATCTCCTTTTGGAAAGTCTTGATACGTGTGGACGACAGGGAGATATTGTTACCCTTGATGGAATATCCGAGGAACTTGAACCAGTGATTAGCGTCAAGATACTCAACCTTCTTCGGATTGAGCGTCATCTGCATCTTCTCCAGCTCGCTCTTCAGGATATCCATGGCTTTCTCGTAGTCCTTGCCCACGAATAGAATGTCATCAGAATAACGGACGTAATATCCGTCAAGATTTGACAACATCTCATCGATATGGTACAGAACCACGTCAGCCAGCCATGCGGCAACAGAGCATCCCTGCTTGAGGGACTGATACTTCTCGCAGAGGTTATTGCTCTCATCGAAATACAGGTCTGTGTGATAGTAGTCACGAATGACATCTATCAGCGCAGATTTTCCGAATTTCTCCTCTACTCTGTCAAATGCCCAATCGACGAATCGTATTGGTACATTGTCAAAGTACTTGGATAAGTCGGACTTGAATCCGATGATTTTTCCCTCTGCCGAGTATATTATCCGAGACACATCTTGCACCACACGGCCGCAGCCAATACCTTTCTGGTACGACGTGCAGCGTGGATGCACCATCTCTGGCATCAGCTCGAACAGGAGGTCGTTTGCTATGCTCAAGAGGATTCTATCTACAGGTTCATTCACATAGACCGTACGGAAATCTCCGTTGTCTTTCGGAATCTTGGCTGTATGAGGCGGCATTATCTTGTAATTGCCGCTCTTGATCCTCTGATACATAGTCAGACGAGCCTTTGGTGTAGTAAGCTGATACATTACTGCTTTGTTCATGTCCTTGAATAAGCCTTTCTCAATAGCATACTGCCATCTGGCTTTCTCAAAGAACATCTCTAGGATTTTGTCTTCATTCATAATTCTTCTTGTTTTGGTTATAGCGAGAGGGAGCTACCCTCTCTTTTTAGGCGTGCTTGTTGACTGCAAAATCCTCACATACCTTTCTGAAGATTTCGTTATTGAGGAATAGGGAGAAATCAGACTTATCTCTAAACCAATGCTTTTCCTCGTAGTATGGAGGTATCGAGATACCAATGCTTTCGAGGAAGGATAAGTCGGCGTCGTTCTTGTGTTGTATTCCAACCCATGCAAGCTTTCCGTTTATCACGTACATTTCCCCTTTGTCACCAAGCCTGTAGTTCACGTTCCATACGATGGCATCTACAATTCTTTCTTTTTCTGTCATATTCGTAATGTTTTGGTTATTGTGCGCAGTCCTTAGCTGCGCTTTTTAGATTACCAATAAAGTTCAAGATATAGACCGTCAAAAGTAAACTTTGAGAATCTGTACGCTTCCTTTCCAAGGGACTGCAACAAAGAAATAGCATTGCTTCTTTCTTCTTTGTTGGATTCTAACCCAAAGTGAACCCAGGCAGTGAAATATTCGTTGCTATAATACCCGATATCCAGGCTGATATTACTAATCTCTTTTACTTTGGAGAATACTTCCTGTACATTCGCAGGAATTCTCTCATCTAAGTTATATTCAACAAAAAACTTCATAATCTCTAATGTTTTGGTTATTGGTAGGGAGATTGCTCTCCCCGTTTGGCTAGTCGATGTGCTGGAGTGCTGCGCTGTCATCTTCTTCGGATTCTCTCCAGTACTCCTGATCTGGTTCGATCTCGATAACCTCACCTGAGAAATTGTCAGCGTCAAGAACAATATCGCTATTATTATAGGCATCCTGCACTTTCTGTACGGCTTCATCCTCACTCTCAGCATCAACGCTGACTACCTTGTTCAAATGTTCTGTGACTGATACGTAATATCTCTTCATAATCTTTAATAATTTGGTTAATAATGGTGAGGAGAATTGAACCTCCTCGGTTTAGGCTTTTACTGGGTCGTTGTCAACGTGAAACACCTCAAGCATTTTCTTGTACTTCTTGGGGAACTCGTTCCAATTCTTGTACTGCTGAACAATTTGTGTTGAACTCCATTCGTTCAGGGCATACTCGTAGATGTAGAAGCATCTGAGCTTGTTGCTGTCAGAGTACAATATCCAAGTGCCAGAGCACAGGACACCCTCGTCAAGACATACTGCGTAGCCGCCAGCATTCTCATATCTGGCAATGAGGTCGTCAACGACCCTGAAACTGCATGAAAACTTTCTCATAATTCTGTAATTTATTGGTTAATGGTGATAGCCCGGAGGCTATCTTTAGGCTAATGCGTTCAATACTCTGTGGGCGTTGTATGCTACCGGATTCAGATACTTCATCTCCACATAGATACTATTCTCACAAATCTCAATGCATCTCTCGTGTGCAATGTTCTCGGACAAGGCATCAAACGCAAGATGGGTGCTGCCAGATGAAGGCTTACCCACATAATACTTGTGCCCTTCACGATAGCACACGATTCTTCTGTTTACACGATAGAAGGTTCTGTTTCCCTTCTGTGAAATTGTAATCTTTCCCATAATTCTTTGTAATTTGGTTGATAGAACCCACGGATGAACGTGGGCAATTAAGCTCTGTTGTAAAACTCCTGATACTCAGGTTTCATGCTGGAATCTATGCGGGACTGGCATAGTGATTTCGTTTCGCTCCTTCCATGTGTGGTAAACGTAGACCAGCATCCACGCTTAGCGTCCCACACACACCACCATACTCTCCCATCAAGAGCGCGACGCTTCTTGGGGATAAATCTTTTTCTTGTCTCATTCATAATCTCTGTATTTTGGTTTGTAGAAGAGGAGCATGCAAGCTCCCCTTGGTTAGGCTACTCCTTCCACCACTCTGCAACATCAGAGCGCTTCAGGTTTCTCTTTTCTAAAAATTCCTTCAGAGTACTACAATATGTATTCATGCTGTAGAAATCTCCTTTAAGTCTTACTATTACCTGCTTCATGATCGTATGTTTTAAAGTCTTGCCCATGAGTATATCTTAGCTCTTCTTTTCTCTTCTTTCAGCTGAGATAGGAGATATTTCTTCTCTTCTCCCGAGAAATTCTTGCGGATATACTGCTCACACTGCTTCTTCTTCCAGAAATGAACCGAATCTGAAGCGTCTGGCGTTATTGAAACCCACATCATGCCGCCTACTACAGGAACAAGTCCTGCGTAGATAATTCCTTTTCTAAATTCCATAATCTAATCTCATTTAAATGGTTCATAATGGTTCCCTCCGAAGAGGGATTTTAGCTGATTAAACTCTCATTGAGCGTGTACTCATCAATGTCGTACTCGTAATCGGTTCCGTCGGTACACTGAGATTGGTGGCGGTAACCACGCAAATCCTTAATCTGCTCTTTTGTTGCTCCATCGTCCTTGGCTACCTTACAACATCTTCTGATACTACCTGCTAAAACAAGTAATTCGCGGCTATCGTATGTATGCCAGTTGTCTGTGCGATAGAGCGCATAAATTTTCTTTGCCATAATTCTATTTTTAAATGGTTAATAATGGTTCCCCACATTATCGTGGGGAGTTTTAGCTAATTATGGCGATATCGCCACATTTTCTGTAGAAATACTTGTATGCTTCAAGCTCATCTGTCACAGAAATATCTGTAACCTCTAGTTTGCCGGTATCCTTATTCACCTCAGCTACTGAGAATGTATTATCGTGCGTCCACTTGATGAGATCCACACGTCTTGCTGCATTCTCTGCTGACTCAACGATTACGCACTTCAGCAAATCGTCATTCAGGATTTTCTCTAATTCACTCATAATTTACAGATTAATTATAGTTACACATTACTTCTGACTCACTTACAATTTCAACACAATACTTGCAGCGATGGCACATTATGTAGCCTTTTGCTGAACTTTGGGTATGGGCATTTCTCGCCCATGCCAGCTCTCGTAATCTCAATTTTCTTCATATTTCAATCTGTTTGGTTAATAGAAATCCACACCCGTGAGAGTGAGGATTGGTTTGGCTACGGCAGCTGGCTAGCCTTTGCCGCATTCTCGCAGTTGGTAGCCGTTGGGACTCCCTTCCACATCGTTCCAAAATGATCTACGCAAAGAATCCACAAGTCAAGCTTGTCTGAGTAAGAGAAGATAAGATCAGGGAAATTCTTCTGCATCCATTCCTTGTCTTCACCGCTCATGTTAGTGAGGAACCACTGGAATATCTCGATTCCGTTCCTGCCGTCTTCGTCTTCATTCGCCCACTCTGGATACTCGATGTTCTCAATCACTGATTCGTCATTCTCTACAATCTCGTTACAGAGGATGAACGCACTTCTTAGCCAGTGTACGGCTGTGTAGTAATCCGTTATCATATAATTCTAATATTTGGTTAATAATCGTACTCCCCAAGCGAATGGGGAGATTTTAGGCTAAAAAATGTAGATAGCCGTAGTTCTTGCACAAACGGCATACAGCTGTCCGCTGTCGCCACGGAGCAGCATTCCGTTGCATCCGTACACACCGGAAGAATAGCCTACCTGACGATAGTCTTCCGGGATATCTCTACGACTTGAGCTGTATGTTATATCCTTGGCAGCTCCTACCTTAACGAGTCTTTTCAACTCTTTCTGTGTCATTTTCTCCATAATTCTACTAATTAAAATGGTTAAACATGGTAGAGGGCATAAGCCCTCATTTTTTAGACTAAACAATACATCTTTGACTCGTAAGCGATACCACGAAGGAATTTATCAATCTCACGAAGGTTCGCCTGTGTCGCATTTTGGTACGTTTTCTTTGTTACGTTGTTCCAGATACAGATATCAACGTATGTGTCGGAATTCTCTCCGTCAGGGAATAATGAGGTAAATTCCTCTTCCGTCATTGGCTCGTATCCGTCCTTCCCGATTTCGTAATTCGGATCTCTGTCACTTCTCAGGCAATACAGCCTGTACGCTAGCTGCATGGACACGTCGAGCTCTCCAAGTCGGAGACACTTAATGAATCTTCCATCACCTCCCTCTGTCATTATACCTACAGAGTTCTTGTGGAGGAATTTGTACAGCCAGTCTGTCTTAATCTCGTGCTCGTCACTAACCTTACCTCGGAACATCTTGATTTCGTCAATTGTTGCTTCATCAAGATATTCGTTGTCTGTACGATTGACCAATACGAGATTATCATCCGAATCCCACTCCTCATTGAGGTAGTTTCTCTTTATACAAATATTCATATTTCTCAAAATTAAATGGTTTAACATGGTTTCTGTGCAGATAGACTGCACAGAATGTTTGCTAAAATCTGCGAGGACGCATGTACGCACGCTCAATTTCCTGAGCTTTCTTGTCCACACGGGCGGCACGTCTGTAATACTCGCTCCTGTCGAGCTTCTTTCTCGCACACTCCTCGCTGATAACTGCCTTGTGACTCGCTACGAGCCTTGCAAGGAACTTTCTGTCTTCTTCTGACATATTCTGAATTTTATTGGTTAATAATTGAAGCAGGACACAGGACGTGCCCCGCAGATTTTGGCTAGAAGTTGTACATTTCCTTCTTGCGAGTCTGACAATCCATGTAGAACACTTTTGCATCAGGGTGTTTCTGTAGAATGTCGTCAGCGTTATTATATACACTCTCGATAGAATGACACCAGCAATATCTCTTCTCTTTTCCATCTACTTCGTAGTAGACATAATATCCGTACCATATAAAGCTGTCCAGATTTCTATTTACGAATTTGGTAAAAGAGTAGCAAATGTTGGCTCCCATTATATGCATATTTACATAATCTTCCTTTGACTCTCCCAAAGTTTTGGCACACATCAAACGTATGCGCTTTTCTCCAGGATATTCAATGTAGAAAGAAGTGTAAATGCCCTCGTTTGAGCCGAAATCGGTAATAGAGTATATTTCAAACGTCTCTTTCTTGATTTCGGTCTCATCATCATAGCTAGGAGAGAAATAGTCAAGCTTTGCGCTATTCTCAAATCCACCCTGTACGATGTAATCACACAACAACTCTCCTAACTTGCGAGGAGAGTAAGGTCTTTCAAGACCTGCAACTTTCTTCTTACTCATAATATATTCTGTTTTGGTTAATAGCAGACAGCACATTATCGTACTGCCCAGTTCTGGCTAGAGATTGTACAACGGACTTTCTGAAGCATTCAGGATAGAACTGCCGGTGAGAATGGAGAATGCACAGGGATCAAAATCATCGAAATTCTTCATTCTCTCGATTTTTTTCTGTACTACATCACGTATGGATGATAGATTCAGCCTGCCGTCAATGGGCATAATAGAATCCATGCCAACCATTTCCACGATGCTGAAATCCTCTGTAAATCTCATGTTCACAAGGTCAAACTTGTTAATCTTGTGGTAAAATTGTACCCATTTACTCATAATTCTACATTTTTGGTTTGTAGGAGAGGGAGAAAAACTCCCTCATTTTTCAGGCTGTGTACTTCTTGATAAAGTCCGTGAGCTTTGTGTACTCGGATTCAATCTCCTCGATACTGTTCGTACAGAAGAAATTCACGAAAATAGATCTTGATATTTCCTCGCCTTCAAAGATGGCGATATTTGCGCAGATATGCTCTCCATTTCTGTTTATCGCCATATTCATGAGCAAATCTTCGGTGCCGAACAAATCACGCTGCATCTCGTGCAGGCGTGGCAAAATCTCAATGCGCAGATACTTTCTGCCCTCTTCCCATTCAGGATACATTAACTTCTTCATAATCTAAAATATTGGTGAATAGTATGCGTGACAATCGCCACGCACATTTTAGCTCATGCACAGCACCGCTATCTCAGAGAAGCTCTTGGAGATAGCCTCCTTGCTACGGAAATCTCTGTAGCCTCTGGTATTGTTGTTGTGCCACTGGCGTGCAGCAATCTTGATCTTCTCCATCTTATGCATAAGCGCACGCTCAAAATTCTTCTGTGATTTTCTGTCTTGCATAATTCAATTTGTTTAATGGTTCTACATAGTATGCCCAGGAAAATGCCTGAGTACATTTTTGGCTACAATAAATCCAAGCAGATTAATACAATCCACTTGCAAGAATCCTTGACGGATAATAATTGTATGTTATCCGATTCTAGATGTTTGTCTATCCACTTGCCTACAGATGGCATGTTGCTGCAATCTGTATCATCTACCCATAGGGCACAATACGCACCGGGCTGCAAAAAGTCACAGCCGGAATCCTCACAGCCGTACCATCTCTCTGGACATACTGGAGTTACAAACGTATCTACGTCGTAGTTTGTGTTATCCACTCCGTCTTTGCTGATACTGGAAAGTAGGTCTATTACCTGCGCCTTACTAATTGCTTTCATAATTCTGTAATTTAATTGGTTGATACTAGATACCGCCCGAATATCTCCAAGCGGTAGTTTTGGCTAGTCACAGATATCCTCTATCTGCTGCTGGATGGCATCTATCATTATAGCAATTATAAATAGACCGCACATTTCAAGAACCGCAGAATATAAAACAGCTTGAAAATCTCCAAGCACAAATCCTACGATGGCAATTACACCACACACGAAACTCACGATAGCCACGAGCGCAGCTGATAGCACGCCCTTTCTTACGATATACTTTTCCATAATTCTCTTGTTTAATTGGTTATATTATCGTACTGCCCAAATTGAATGAGCAGTTTTTAGGCTGAAAAACTCCAAGCACAATTATCGTACTTTCCAAATCTGTCACGCTCCAGGCAGGATGAAATTTTCCAAGCGGAGTGTAGATCTCCACAGCTCCCTGAAGAACCACCTGCCAATTATCGTACTGCTCCAGAATATTCCAAGCACAATTCCCCAAAATATTCCAAGCAGAATAATGGCAATATTCGTACTTGCTAAACACAACAGAGCAGGAACGCTCTGAATAAATCCAAGCACAATTATAGTGCTTGAATAAATGATTTGCCTTGCTTTCATAATTCTAAAATATTGGTAATTGTTCCGTAGCCACACACGACAATTATCGTACTGGCTACGGATTTTTGGCATCACGGAATGTAAGCCAATACAAGCGTATTGTTTGTTCCATGAAATAAATTCGACGTGAGAATATCTCTCCTGTCTGTCAGCGATGATACTCTCCATCATTCCTTGACTTCTGCAATCTAAATGTAGCGTACTCATAATTCTAAATTTGTTGGTTTGTAATTGTAGGGCGGAGATTTCTCCCCGCCCCGATTTTATTTAGCCATAGGAAGTAATATCCGTGCCTTTTTCCTCTGTATTGTCTTTTCCTAACATCCGGATATTACACCTCCCGCTACGTCATTCACATGATGTCGCTCTGTTTTTCTGCAAGCCTTTTCACAGGCTACACGGATACAGGTAAACCGCTTTCAGAAAGTGTGTTTTATACTCGCCAACCCACACTTAAAAAGTTCTGGGCGAATATGATGTGCAGAATATCTCTGCAACGTGAACCACTACACGTGCCATCCAACACGCAGCTTTTTGGATATCTCGTATCCCTTAATCCGTGCCAACGGATATAGAATATGAATTATGATTTCTCATAGTTTCTCCCGGTACGCCTTATAATCACACTGCGCCCGTATCGCACAACTTTCGTTCTGTCTTCATACGTACCCTTGCCGTCGGTTAGCCTTCAATCCTCGCAAAATCGCTTCTTCCTGCTGGTGCTGCATTTCGCTCCTGTGCCTGTGCTCCCTGTATCCGCTCCGGTGATACGCTCCACAAAAATCTCAGTATCTTATATTCTGTTTCACGTATCACGGAGAGAAACCGCTCGCCGCCGGTAGTTGGTACGCCTGAGGATGACCGCCCCAGTTGTGCCGCCTAAAAAAATATTTCGTATGATTCGCTAAATTTCTCGCTTAGAAATCTAGCTAACAAGTTACGTTTTCAATTTTAGCCACAATTAGAAATTGTGTTTATCCTACACACCACGAAAAGGTATTGAAAAATAATGTAGGGAAAATTTATATTGAAACAATTCTGAAAAATAAAATCTAAAAAAAATATTCTAGAAAAATCTTTCTAGAATATAGGTACGAAAAAATAAGGTAGTGGAAAATCCACTACCTTATATCTTTCTAGCTCGCTGCTGCTGCTTTCTTTCTTTCCGCTGCTTCCTTCATGAGTGCGGCTATTTGGGCTTGAATTTCGTCGTCGCTCATTACCTTAACCGCTGCCGCTGCTGCCTTGGCTTCTGCTGCCTTAGCTGCCTTTTCTGCCTTATCAGCAGTTACTTGCTTCATACCGTCTACATAATCTTTATATAGATTATTCAGAAACGAAACAAGACGTGTTGTTGTATCGGTGCAAACAACTGAAACACTCTCTAATTTGTGGTTATTGAAAACCCACTGCAAAAAGCCCGTATCTGTTTTCAAATCTGCAAATTTAAACACGGCTTTCTGTAAGATTCCGTGTTGTGTAGCACCGATAGACGTTGCAAGCAAATAATCTGCTGATGCATTTCTAAAATCTACATTTGCGTTGAATTTCTGCATGTAAGCACGTTGTGTAGGTGTAATTTCGTCACGCTCATTTTTGTCTAAGTCTTCACGATATTTCCCGATAGCCTTATTAAAAAACTTATCTATAGGAGTTGAAATGTTATCTTTAATAAACTCACGGCGTGTTATTGCCACACCTTCACACTCCTTGGAAAATGCCTTAACAATCGCACTCTCAATCTGCTTTTCAGTCTTCATAATAATTCCTAGCACTTATTTAAACCCCTTGCAATCGGGCATTAAATTAAAATGAATTGTTTCAATATGTTGTGCCGAGTTACACGGCAAACTACACACTTGCAGCCCTATTAAATAGCCCCTTTCGGGAACTGATGCAAAGTTACTACTTTTCTGCAAATATAGTGTAAAGAAAACCGAAAATCTTTGTTGGTTTATGCTTTTTTAACTCTTTTGTAACTTACTAGTATTTAGGTATGTTTGTACCTTATAGGCTTCTAATATAGGATATTGCTAAAATGCCTTTTATTTGTGTTTTAATGCGTTTTAGGTGTGTTCCTTACTAGTAATAAGGTATGCAGATTAAACCCTCTTAAAACGCAAATTTCGGGCTATATTATATTATTTAGAATTAATCTAGATAATATTACTAACAAGTTGAAAAATGCAATGTGCCTATCTGTCGATTATTTATCTAGAATTAATATAAATAATAGCCCAAATAAGAAACTTCTTTGTTAGTGTTCTATTTTACCTTTTTAGTGTTCTATATTCCAGTTGGCGACAAGTTGGAAAATTAGCCATTTTATAGTGTTTACTATACACTATTAAATATATTTTAAGGGATTTATTACTACAAATAATATGTTATATAGCACTTTTATGGTAATAATACATAACAAAATAGGGGTAAAATCTAGAAAATAAGGAAAATTGCATAACTAACTGATAACTAGATAGTTAGTTAGTGTATGTTGTACACTATAGGCTTTTTTGTGTTCGTTTATAGCTTAAAAATCTATATGTAATAATATGCAAGTAAGGAGTATTAAAATATATTATAAGTTATTGATTATTAGGTAGTTACAAGAATTTAAGGATATTATAAACCAACATATTTTTATGTAGCCAAAAAGGATACACTTTTGTGGTTTACACTATATAAACCAACGGGCAATGTAATATTTTTTGAATTAAGACCCCCACACCCCCTTTGCAGCCCCAAATCAGCGCGATAGTCACCTCATCTAAAATTTTTTTCTTCCGATTTTTCAGCCTTCTTGTAAAGTAAACTTACTTTGCCTTCGGAAAGTATATTTATGCATATTCATACACTCGCCTATTTTTAACATTTGGCAACATTAACTCCCATATTGGTGAGCAAAACCATAAATGTATATCTATTATTCATCAAATGTACTCCTATAATGTATATTTATATCCTTTATTTACTATGGTTATGGGATATATTCATGATATTTTTCGTATCTTTGTATTGTCGTATTATTATAGAGTCGACTTGTTGTAAGGGTGATCAGAGACGTGTATATCTTTCTGAAAGCCCCTGTTTATCGGGGTTAACCCTACACAATAACGGAAAATTAATGTTATTATTGTGCATAAATGGAAAATGGTATAGCTATAGACACGTTGCACGCCCAGCTCCTGGAGCTTTCGAGGCGTGAAGAGTACGGCTTCGATATGCTGAGGTGTCAGGACTGGGGCAAGGCGAATTCGGAAAAGTACAACAAGATGAAGTCCTCCTTCATCAGGTCGATGAGGATGCTTGCGAAGAAGGCTCCGGTGAAGTACTACGGAGGTTCGTACTACATGTTCAACGGAAAGATATACGAGGTGGTTCCGAAGATAGTCCTGGAACAGGCTTATCAGTTACTGCTCCTTGACCTGACCATGGCTCCGATGCTCGGAATCAGCACGGTGATGAACAAGTCGTTCATTGACGTGATAGAGTGCTATAATATCCTGAGACCGACCTTTGATATCGTCGCATTCGCCAACGGAGTGGTTGACTTCGGAAGCGGATTGCAGTATCCGAGGGTAATGCCATTCTCTCCCGAGTACCACGTCACGTACTATCATCCCTACGACTACAATCCGAAGGCGAGGTGTGACAGGTGGCTGAACTTCATTCATGAGGTTCTTCCTGACAAGACATCGAGGATGATCCTACAGATGTTCCTCGGACTGGGACTAATACAGAGAGGTACGGCGTACAATCCGTACGAGGGAAAGGAGTCGTCGAAGGTTGAACTCTGCCTTCTCCTTATAGGTACGGGAGCCAACGGAAAGAGTGTAATTTTCGACGTTGCCTGCAACATATTCGGCAAGGACAGGATAAGCAAGATGGACTACGCCGACCTAACTGCCGACGGAGACGAGGGAATGAGGGGAAGGTATCCTATCAGGAACGCCATCTTCAACTGGTCTTCCGATTCTGATCCGAAGAAGTTCGGAAAGAAGAACACCGGAATGTTCAAGAGACTCGTGAGCGGCGAGCCTGTCCCGATGAGAAAGCTCGGAAAGGATATCCTTGAGGGAAACTCAATCCCCTACCTCATCTTCAACCTCAACGAGCTTCCGTTCCCCGATGATGCGTCGCTCGGATTCATCAGGCGCTTGCAGTACGTGAGCTTCGACGTGACAATCTCCAAGGAGAGGCAGGACCCGGAGCTTGCCAGCAAGATCATTCGTGAGGAGCTGAGCGGAGTGTTCAACTGGATATTCCGTGGTGCGATGGAGCTGAGGAAGAGGAAGTACCGGTTCCCTGCGGCTGAGGGAAGCAGGAGACAGCTGCTCATCTCCCTTCTCGGAAGCAATCCTGTCTATGCCTGGATAAGGGCGTACGGAATGAGGTACAGCCCCGAGGCGAGGGGCGAGATTTCGGAGTGGATCCTTGCGAAAGACCTTTATGAGAGGTTCGTGGAGTTCTGCAAGGCCAACGATGTCGAGGATATGGAAATCCCTACCATCCAGAAGTTCGGAAGGGACATGAGCGAGAAGTACCGGTTCTTCAAGAAGAGGTCGCAGTGCGGAATGACCTATCAGGTGTACGGCGCGCAGATGATTGACCTGAAGCAGGAGCTTCTCATCAATGACGTGAAGAATAAATTGCGTGGTGAGGATGACATCAAGCAGCCGGAGAGATTCATTCAGCCTGATGATTAAAGAAACCGGTGGCCGCAGGGCGGTGGGACATGCCTTCGGGTATAAGTCCGGGCAGACGGGAGGTTCGAGTCCCTTCCACGGTCGGCGACCACCATTAAAACAGATTTCTATGATAGACAAGGAATATATCAAGGAGATTATCTCCTGTATCACGAAGAAGAAGGCTGACGGGAATATTGTTCCGGCCACCGCTTCGATGAGCGAGATTATGACTGCTGTACGCGAGGATGCCCTGAAATGCATGAGGACCATGTGTAACGAGAGGGAGATTGCGGTGAACAGGACGTTGAATAGTGTTTCATTTAAATGTTTGTAGCTTATGGGAGAAAAACTTATGCTTTGTATATCCGATGCCTTTATGGATGGTGACAGAATTCGCGGATCTATTCATAATGTTGTGGACAAAGCGTTTGAGTCTGGTATCAAGATGTCGTCTTGCCGATACAATAATCACAGCATCACGCTTGACGTGAGCTTTGAGCCGGAAGGTGGTTTTGACAAGATGCTGCTCGAAATCCTCTACGGCGACAGAATCAGGAAAACCATTGAACGCCTCAACGACGAATGGCTGGAGAAGATGTGGAAGGTTTCTGAGGATGACCTAATGGTTTTCAGATTCGAGCAGATAGCCAAAAAGTTTGATTCTGCGCGTGAAAGACTGGATTCTGCGCGTGAAAGACTGGAAGTTATACGTAGAACGAGATATACAGCTTTTAATTATGAGAAGACATCACAATCCGAACAAGGTTCCTCCGTTCAAGCCAGACCCGGAGCATTGGACCAGGAAGGTTCATTCCTGGAAGGCGAAGGTCGCCTATGAGACTGAGGATGATGCTTGGGAGTTTCTGAAGACTCACCAGAAGCTCATCGAGCAGGGAATGACGGTCTACAGGTGCAATCTATGCAATATGTTCCACTGCGGGCACAAGTATAACAAGAAATAGTTTAGAATATGAAGAAGAAAGGATATTACGAATACGGAAACGGAATCTACCCTTTGAAACTTTGGGTACACATCGGTAAAGACTTGAAAGAGCTGATAGATTCCAGTTTTGACGGGTGCAATGCTCCCGATAGAGATTACGGCGGCGTTACGTATTCAGATGCTGTCAGAAAGAGCGACAACAGACGTGGTGTTCTAGTCTCGTTTCAATGCTCGAAGGATATGTCGATGGATTATTGCTGCCACGAGGCTTCTCACGCCTGCGATGCCATCGAGGATGCTATTGTTATGGAACACGGCGGCGAGCCTTCTGCCTACCTGATAGGATGGATTGCGTCTTGCATCAACAAGGCTCGTTTGGGCATTGGTGATTTCGTTGAAATTAAAGATAAGGAGAAATAGCTTATGGATAAAAACGAGAAATTAAAACTTGGTGACATTTTCCTTGCGCCAAAAGAGTTTTTTCTAAATAATTCTGACGGAAAGCTAAAGCAGGAAATAGAAAGTTATGCGGAAGTCAGAAAAGATGGCAGGGTTATGTGCGCGGTTATTGAGGATATGAATTCTGTTTTTTCACACAAATCGGAATATACAATAGCAGTTAAGCAAAAAGAGTTTACACCTCCAATTAGGGTTTGTGTAAATAAGGACTATGACTTTGAGTGCTTTAAGCAGCTTTCGGAAGCAGAAATGAAAGTTTATGGTCTGCTTTGGTTTTATTTTGGGGTTTAATATAGGAGGAATAGCTTATGAACAAATATGGTATTGAGGTTGGAGACCGATTTTTACTCCCATCCAAATTTGACAATCGTAGACGCTGTACCAACATTGGTGTTGAAATCGTTGGGCAAAGATACGAAACACGGATAGAAGTATTTTGTGACCAGATAGAGCAGTTTGTTTACTACGATTGGATTGTCACAGAAAACTGTCCTGTGTTTACGGTTGTAGGTTTTCGAAAAAGCAACAAATATGAAGATGTTGTTTATGTTACGTATGAAAGCAACTCAGAGACATTCATGTGTCAAATGTTGGCTGATTTTGTCTGTAAAAATGGCACTCGTATATATACGAAAGATTATAAAAATTGTTAGCTTATGATTAAGAAAGAAGATATTAAGGTTGGGCTGCGATTTTACATCACACGAAATGATTGTTTAAAATGCAATTTTGACCCGATAGGTGTTCAGGACGGCAGCACCCCTATTCTGTTCAATGCCGAGAGAAAGGATGCTGATGTTTATATATGTACATCTGTAAGCACAGATTACAAGTATTTCGCTCGTTTTTGCGAGGAAGATATTATGATGTTTGGTACAGAGTTCGATATAGTAGCACCAGTTGCCGATAATCATAAAATAGATATAAATTCCGACATTGAAATGCATGGAAATATTCTCAATAACTTGCATGATACATACATCAAGAAAAATCGTGATTATGGGAATGCTTTTTCCGAAATGTATGATGAGCTTGGTATCAACTACGGCTACGGAAAGATACGAGAGAAAGTGAATCGCATCAAGACATTGAAGGACAATGAGGCGCAAGTTGCTAATGAGCCATTGGAAGATGCTCTTCTTGACTGCGCTAACTATTGTATCTTGACATTGATGGAATATCAAAAACGCAAGGAGCATGGGACAGACTAATTACACTTGCAAGGATTGTTTCTTCTTTAAGGATGGCAAGTGTTGCCACCCTACCGAGAAGAAGTTTGCTTCAGAAGAGAATCCATCTTGCACAGATTTCGAGTATAAGGAAATAAAAGTTGAACTTTAAAATATTGTTATCATGGCGTTACCATTTGGAAAGACTATCAAGACAAGACACTTCACTGTACTGAAGTTCAGCAAGAGCTTGTCTAAGAAAGAAGTTGCTTCACTCAGAGAGGATATCCCTGCTGAGATCAAGAAGCATTTACAGAGAGGCTCACTGCCTTTCATCAAGATTGCTAACATTGCCGGTACATGGGGTATTGAATACTCTATCGGTACATCTATGTACGCTGCACTCGATGAATGTGTTCCTGTTGCTATAGGAGACCATTACGAGTTCTCCAAGGATGATGGAAATATCATCGAGGCATTTGCCCAGCTTATGTTTGCGGATACATCGTTGCCTGGCGATGCAGAATACATGGCAGGTAAGTTGAAGCTTCGTGACGAGTACCTTGCTCGTGAGGCTGCGAGGATGAACGCTGCTGCCGACGAGGGCAAGACTGAAGAGCAGCTTCGCAAGGAGAGCGATGAGGCCGTACAGGAAGTCATCGACCGCGATAAGCACGCCGAGACTATTCTTGAGATGGCAGAACAGATTAAGAAGGAAGGAGGCAAGAATGAGCGATAAATTGCTTGAGGTCGTTCAAGACCACACTTCCCTGGTACTTGCGCTCCAACTCATTTTGGAGGCCGCAGAGACTAAGAAACTGCCATCATACAGCGTTCTTCCTACGTTTAATGAATCTTATCTTGATGATAGAGTCCAGTCGATACTCGAAAAGGTTACCGGAGAGAAGTATCCTGATTGAATTTATATTTTTCTTCTACTTTATATATATAAAAATGAGGGGTGATATCTGTGAAGACACCACCCCTCTAACCAAAAAATTTTTGAATTATGATTCGCAGAAAGAATCTGTGAACATTAATCGTTTGCAAAGGTACTTGGTTTTGCTGAATTACTAGTAAAACAAAGCTACTTTAACACGAATTTAACTATTTCTTCTTCTTTTGGAATGTCGCTTGGCCGTTTTTAAAGATAATGCAGTCCTCGCAGCATCGTGGCATCGACAGAGGAATGTAGTAATGGACCACATTGTTTTCCGTATCAATCTCATCCTGCTTAATCTTAGAATAGTCTGCTATCATGGCTGTCGTCTTTTGCCACTCTGGAGAGCCAAATTTCTGCTTTCGCTGAGCTATAACGAGGTTTCTCAGAATCTCTTCCTTTGATGTAGCCTTAATAAGTTCCTCCTGGGTGAGCTCATCGCTATTCTCGTTCTTTGCTTTCTTGCCCTGCACCTCTGCTATTCTCTTCTGGACGGACTCTTGGACTTCGAGCAAGTTCATCTCGTTTTCGAGGAAGGATTTCTCCCAGTTGAGTCCCTCGCCCTGGAATGCGATGGCCCAACTGTCACGGATAGGCATTCCTGATCCGCGGAGACTAGCGTAGATGTAATAGCGAGGGTCCTTCATCTTGAGAGCCTTCGCCTTCTTGTACGTATCGACGGATAACGTGTATCCTTTTGTTTCTTCAATCATAATCTTATTTCTTTTTATTATCCTTGAATGCAAATAAAGTGTAGCAACAACACGAAACGTCGGTTATTGTACCGCTAACACAAAGCGGAAGCCATCCTTAATAATGTTTCCGTTGTGCTTAATATTGTGCGTTCTCAAGTAACCACGCCCCATTCCATTATCTCGCTCTGCATCCCTAATAGAATTATACCAGGAAACCAAGTATCCTTCGGAGTCGTATTTGAACACATGCACTACTTTTAAAGGACCTTTACATTTTTCGTAACTCTTTAGAGGTTCTCCGTGAAAGGCGAAACGGTAGCCTTTACAGCTCTTTGTTACACCTTGACATGATAGATAGAGTACTCTTCTTCCTATTCCAAGTTCCTTACATACTTCGTTACTACAATCATAAGTCTTTATGAAGCGTCCAGACATATCATAAACATCAATAGGTCGGTTGTTTCCGTTTGCAATATATGATTCTATCAGCTTCTTTTTATGATTCCCGTAATTACAGTTGTATTTTGCTGTACACCACTCAAGATTATAGACGTGATTGTTCGACTTGTCCTCGTCCTTGTGATTTATGTATTTATAACCATTAGGATTTGGAATAAATGCCAAAGCGACAAGCCTATGAATATAATATTTTTTCTCTTTATTGTTTTCCCATAAAGAAACAAACTTATATCCGCGTCCATTATCTGCCTCTTTAACGATATGCTCTTTTACAGAAAACATAGCATTAGCTACTTTTCGGTTAAGAGACTTAACTCTCCCTTGATTGCTTACTTGATACAATCCTTCGTATCCTTCAATGTCTTTCCAAATTTCAATACTGTTATCCATCCTCAGTGAATTTAAAAGTTACCTCAGTGATTAAAAGAAAGGGAAGGCCCACTGAGTTAGCCTTATCAGTTGGTAGCTACTCCAACCTATCCCAATGCAAATATACGAAAAATACTGCATATTTATGCACTTTACCACATATTTATGCAGTATTTCCGTTATTTCCTGCGAAAAGCGAACTCAACTCTACATTTGCACGATATATGACTAGGAATAACCATTGTATCTAATGAATGTATATACCCACATAGGGCATCACATACCGGGCAGTCGTAGCTACTTCCTCTATGAACGTAATATCCTATCGCTCCGTTCTCCTGTCCATACTCCTGCTCTGCCTGTCCCCATGCTAAAGCAATCACCTGGGAAGCGTTTCTTACGATGTTCTGATAGGCATTCCTGTAATAGCCTTTTCCGTAAGATGGAACATCGATGTTGATATCCTTTCTCTTCGCTTTGGTGATGACAGATGTGTGGTATGGGTCCTTGTAGCCGGTACGGATGGAAGATAGGAGCTGCTGGTCAGAATATCCCATCATGGTTCCTGCCTTGATCATTCTAACGATGTCTTCTGCGAAGTTACCGAGATAGACGGCGTTTCTTTCGGATGTTGTCTTTCCGTAGATGTCGCTAACGAGAAACGATTCAATGTTCTCGCTGTCAATCCCGAGAATCTTGCACGAAGCCTTGGAGTAGGCAGAGATGTAGCTGTTGATACTCTCCTCTGCCTCGGCCGTAACATTCTTGGCGTAAGAGAGCAGGGCTGACTCGTTTGAGAGTCTGCCTGCGCCTCTGTATCTCTTGCTTGCGGTAACTATCTTCTGCGTTGATTTCCATAGAATATCTGCAATGTGGCCCTCGCAGTTTCGGATTGCCTGCAAGCGCTTCCTGCTGTAATCGACAGAACGTTTTAACTCATTATCCATTTGCATACCTCCATTTATAGCCTAATGATGTTTTACTATTACCACATAGGCAGTTCTTGATACATGCACTATCTTTTAATTTAAATGACTTTGCCGCCGCAGCTATTGATTCGAAGCGTTTAATTACGGAGCCATCCAAAGAAAGCTGCTCTATAGCTCTTTGGTTTTTGTGTAAAGAATTATATTCGGCCTTTTCGCCGTTATACCTCCATATATATCCCTTGTAGCTCTTAAGTATACCTCGGCAGCAAGAACAGATATTTTCATGACTAAATCCAGTCTTAATTGCAGCTTCTCGCCCAGAGTTGTACTTCGCAATCAGATTCATATTCATATCATACTGAGAAATTTTTCCTCTGTATCTCTTTGAAAACTTGGGGCTAATTTTTTCAGAAGGTTTCTCTGTGGCTAGCCAAATGAATTTCCCTCCAGTATAGTATTTCCCAAGAACACAACCATTTATAGAGGTTGTACATACACCTGTCTTTCTAGATGCATCCTTAATCGACTTATAGAAGCCAATCAAATTTCCATCTAAGTCATACTGAGCAACCTTCATACCGTTAGATTCGGAAACTCTTTCGCGAACCGTTCCGTAATTCATATTGTATTTCTGTGTACACCATTCTAGGTTAGAAACACAATTATTTGTATGTGCCTCATCCTTATGATTGATAACGGGGTAGTTATGCGGATTTGGAATGAATGCAATAGCTACAAGCCTATGAACTGAGAATGTACTCTTCCTGTTGTTCTTGCTTAATCTTATAGAGTAGTATCCGTGATTATTTACAAACGGACTCATTATGCATCCACTGTATTTCTGCATTCTTCCCTGTTGAAATACAGTCCTGTCAATAGAACGGATTCTTCCATGGTTGCTAACCTCATACAACCCCTCATAACCAACAACTGGTTTCCAAATTTCATTTTCTGATCTCATATCCCGAATAATTAAGTTAATCTCGAAAAGTAAAGAAGAGGAAGGGTGTCGAGATTTCACCCTTATCAACAGGTAGCTACTCCTGCCTATCCTCTCTACAAAAATACGAAAAATATAGCATATAACATCTGTACCAAAAACGCTTACTATAGAACGACGTTAAAAATACGTGTTAATGAGTCTGATTATACTTTTTCCAGTTGTTCTCTGATGGTTGATTCCCCCACTTATCCGTGTTTTTTCCTTCGTCAGGCCTTCCGGATTTTCTGCCGTTTCCAGTACGTACGTTTCCGCTGCCTCCATTCTGAATCTTCGCCGTTACCCTCTGCTCCTCGATTGCATTTTGAGTTTCGTTATCCGCACGTTGCATATCCATGAGGAGGTCCTGCTGGTCCTCTTCCTTCTTCTCACGCATGATACGGTCATATTCATCGTTAACAGGGAAGTCTGGGCAACGCTCAGATGCAGTCTGCTTTGAGAGGAAGTTGTTCTGAACAGCTGTCGCTAAGTTTGTGATTATTTCAGATTTATTCTGATGCACATAGATTTCCACCCAAGCGTGAATAGGAAGACCGGTCATAGTGGCCATGCAGTTTTCTTCAACTCCGATACCATACTTTGAGATACGAACAAGTTGATCCAGGAACGGATGCATCTTCTTAGCATCGTTCTCTGCAACCTCGATGGCAGGAGAATAGAGCAGCTTAATGGCAACGCCAGGAAGGTCACCCGACTTAAGCTCCGGCGGCTTCACTGTGAACGAAAGCTCATAGATGAGGTCATACGACTTGTTGAGCTGTGTCGCAAATGCATCGGAAGCGTCTGTTCCGTTAATGAAGTCAGCATCACCATTCGTATCGGTAATCTGAATCGTCTTAGCCGATCCGTCTGTATCTCCAACAACGGTAATGTCGTCACCATCGCCCTTTAACTTCATTATAGGGAAGGCGTAAGCCTTGTTGTTCTCGCAGAGGTAAGAGAAAGCTTCCTCGTAGTCCTCGATGTTCTTCTGTACAACAGACCAGCATGGACCGTCATCGTTTCTTACGTATGCAACAGGGATAAACGGGAAGCCGTGAGCTTTCTCTTCAACGCAAGTGTAGTCGTCGATTCCGAATATCTTGGCAATTCTCTTGATAGTCTCCTTGACCTTGCCTTCGTTAACTTGCTTCTTGAAGCGGTAGAATGTCTTGTCATCCCACACCTCTACCCATTCAATCTTTTCATTACCTTCCTCGTCGAAGTCGTAATACTTGCGAGCAAACACAACGAGTTCACCAGTAAGAGGGTCGAACTGAGGATACAATGTGTCTCCTCTATCGAAAGCCAATGTGCGAGTACCGAATTTCTTGTTTTTGTCGAAGAATCCGACTACAGCAGCCTCAGCAACCTTCATGTACGAACTTACAGCCTCATAGTGACGAATCTCCATATCGTGCATATACCATCCCTTCTTGAACTTGGCAAGGAGATTAATATACTCTTCCTGTTTCTTCATCTCAGGATCACCGGCAAGCTCAAACTGAATATCGTTACCTGTCATATGGAGAACGTGCTTCGTATGAATAACCTGCTGGAAAGCAAATGCCGTTCTTTGAATCTCCTGCACATACCATTTATTATTTTCCGGGTTCTTTCTCCAGATGTCAGGGTATAGATCCTTGTCGAAGATTTTGTGGGACGTAGGATAGAACTCGCGAAGGAAGTCCTTCTGAGTCTTAACCACTCTGTACAATGTATCTTGCGGCATCTGAGGGTCTTCATTATCGGACACCTCGTTCCTGCTATAGCCATCGTGGGTCATGTACCCCTTTGGCGTGAGTTCAAAGAAAGGCTTCTTTACCAGAATCTTTCTGAAATTTGTTACCTTGATAGCATCCATAATCCTTTTACCTTTTTATTTTTCTTTTTTGTTAAACTGAATATCATTACATAGAACCAAGATTCAAAGAAGTCAGGCGAGTGCCCGACATATTTCTTGGCAATCTTCTTAGGTAATAGCTTGAATCCCCTATCATCGCTATTCTCGTCACGTCTGAGCATCTTACGCTCCTTCTGAAGAATCTGTCTGAGAGGAACCTTGTCAAATCCGTTTCCTGAATACTTTCTTTCAAGCAGGGCCCAGTCGATGGAAATCTGCTTCTCCTTTATCATCTTATAGAATAACCACGCACACTGAGACTTCAAATCCTTATAGAGGTATTTGATTCCTTCTTCTTCCTGATGATTCCTAGCGATAGGTGCTGCCTGGTTGTTGAATGGGACGGCATCTTTGAAAAATCCCTTGAAATACTGACCGATACCCTGCATATCGTAAGTGAAGTTACATTCCTCGACACCCCACTCTCTCAGCTTGGCCTCAACTACAGAAACGAGCGTCTTAGGGTCCAGCCTCAGCACAACCAAGTCTTTGCAGTGCCATCCTTCCCAGAGCCACATCACGAAGTTATCGCCGCCGGTGAAAGCAATATCGGCAGAAGCTCTGCGTTTTCCATCTCCTATCTGTTCTGCATTGTCGTAGATTTCATCAAGGTCTTCCATCTTGATCATGTCATCGCCGGCAGCTTTCCAGTTCCAGTTAGCCTCCAGGTCTCGCATACGCTGTTCCTCATCCTGCTGTGCAAGGTTGGCGATATATGATGCATCGGTGGAGATAAGCTTGATGTTCTCTGATACATCTGCACGGATGAACGTTGCTGACTTAATGAACATTTCGAGCTTAGTGTATCCAAGCTCCTCGTAGCTGTCCTTCCAAAGACTATCGATGATACCCTTGCACTGCTCGTACACCTCTTCCCTTGTGTCACCCCAGTAGATTGAGTCCGGTGTATCACCATCCATGAAGCAGTAGCGGATAACTCCGTCTCGCTCCGGTATGATGTAGCCGTTCTCGTCAACCCACCAGTCAATGAACTTTCTCACCCAAGATTCCGGATCAGGGTTACAGGTGATCCAGAAGCGGTTTCGGATATGCGCTGCGTTTCGATTGTTGGTCAAGAGGTACTTGAACTTTTTGTATGGGCACTGAGTACCCTCATCGATGCAGACATAGGCATACTGGCGACCCTGGAATCGTGTCTTGAAGTCCTGATAGGCTCCAGCATAGTACGAGAATTTGAGCCATCCTCCGTTATTGAAGTTCCAGGTCATATCGTTTTGCGACTTATTGTAAGTTCCAAATTGGGAGAAAAGTTTATAAGAGTCGGTTACCAACGACTGCAAGTCATCTTTCTCGTTTCGCAAGATGGTCGCATGAAAGTCTGGATTCTTGATATCCTTCAGAACTTCCATGAGAGAAGAGAAGGACTTTGAGCCACCTCTAGAGCCGCCAACTATCTTAATATCAGCGTCTATAGACAGCATACGCTCCTGTCCGCCACGCTGAGCTATAATCTTCAGCTTGTCGGGATGCTTCTTGTCGGTGTCTCGTAGAGACTGGATATACTCTTGCGTATATACTGGCTCCCCGTTATCCAATTTTAATCCTGAATAAATATCTTTCTGCATAAAAATACAATTTTATACGCAAAAATACAGAATATTTTCGTATTATTGCATAATTATTCGTATATTTGCGGTATTAAAACGTATATTTATACATTTTCGAAGTGGAAGAACTACTTCAAGGATAACATTTTTAATAAAACAACAACATGACAAGAGAAGAACTCTTAGCATTAGTGAACAAGGAGGCTGATACCACCAAGTTCAAATCACTTAGCCAGAAGACCATCAATGAAGAACTTGATGATGTTTTGGAAGATTTCGGTGACGATGAGGCTGCAAATGCCAAGTTGGTTACCAAGTTAGCAAACCGCCTTAAGCGCATGGACGGAAACCTGCACAAGAATGTCTCTGACGAGATTAAGAAGAGCAAGGAGGAAGCTGAACGCAAGAAGAAGGAAGAGGAAGAGGAGCGCAAGCGCAAGGAGGAAGAAGAGGGTAAAACCGGTTCTGACGACAAGTACGACGAGCTTCTCAAAGAAATCAAAGCCCTCAAGGAAGCTAACGCAGAAAGAGACAAGAAGGCTGCAAGGAAGGCAACCATCGAGTCAGTAAAGGCAGGTTTGAAGGATAAGTTCGACAAGGCAAACCTTGAAATGAAGAACTACTTCCTCAATGCTGCAATCGCAAAGCTGGAGATTCCGGACGAAGATGCCGACATCGACGACCTGGTTTCTAAGGCTGAAAAGATCTACACCGCAGAGTACAAGGAGGCTACCGGTGAAAACGGCATTCCTGCAAAGGGACAGCGATCATCTGGTGGCGGAAGCTCTACTGACGACGACAAGTTCATGGATGAGGTTGCCGAGCGTCGCAAGAAGAGATTCGGCGGTGGAGACAAGAAGTAATTACAGGATAACAATTTTAAAAAGGTAAAAAGATTATGGACAACACTTCTATTTCCTACATGGAACAGATGGGTACTCGTGGTATGCTGAACCACGGTGCGACCATCATTCAGACAGAAGGTAAGGTCGGCGGAACCCGATATGTGTTTGCCGGTCTTGAGGCGCTCATTAAGAATGCCTTCGTTCACCCACCTATTGGTGGTAAGCTCGTCAACCCATTCAAAGGTCAGGCTAAGATTTACGCCGGCGACTTGATCGAGCACGACCTTGGCTTTACAGCAGGCAACGAAGGTCCTGGTGCTACAATCAAGATTCTGAAGGCTTACGGCGTGGCAAAGGCTACCGCTGCGGCTACAGACACAGACATCTACATCGTTCGTAACGGCTTTGTTCACATCCCGTTCCCTGGCGACACAATCATGGTCGGTCAGAAGGACTTTAAGACAAAAGCAAAGGGCGTGACTGTCTCTGCCGTTGAGGCTACGACTGACGACACCGCAGGTGATGTTTGGAAGGTTACTCTTTCTGCTGCTCTCGGCGCATTGAAGGTAGGTGACGTATTGGTTGAGGCTGCAAGTGCAGGCGAATCCGTATTGCCTATGGTTACCAACCCTAACTGCTTTGCTCCGAGCGACAACGATTTCCCTTATTTCGATGCCGGCGGCGACAAGTATCACAAGCCTCGTACAAACGTCAACTTCTGTATGTTGAATCCAGACTGCGTTATGTGGCTTGACCGCATGGGTCCTGTTCCTCCTGCTGTTAAGGCGATGAACAAGTCACTCTACCCAGAGTTCTGGCACATTTAACCTATTGTATAACGTAAAAAGATTGATTCAGGATTATGGCAAAAATTGATATTGGTGTCGAGCAGCTTGCGAAGTTCTTCACTGGTAAGGGTAACAACACTTACCTTCAGAAGTTCGTCAATCGTGACGGCGTACTTCGCTGTAACAACGGCTGGTATCTGACACAGGGTGACATTGATCCAAATCTCACCCCTACATCTAACAATGGTGATGCAACCTTCAAGGTTCGCACACGTACATTGAACCCTGCAACCTTGATGAACCTCCGTGCTCCTCTCGGCGAGGGCTATCAGAACGACCATGAGGGTATTGAGTGGTACACCGCTTCAATTCCAGACTTCGCTGCTGACGGCTTCCGTGAGACTGCGACAGAGCGTTACCACAAGATGAAGCTTCTCCAGGATGAGTTCGGCAACGACGCTGACCTGGTTGATGCTTACCTCGACAAGGTACAGGTATTGTACGACTCACTCGACATGACTATGACCTACATGTCAGCCCAGTTGAGTTCGACCGGTTTCATCGACTACGACAAGATTGGTCGTGGTATCCAAGAGCCTCTGTATGACGCAAAGGTTCCAAAGGAGAACTTCAAAAAGGCGGGTACACTTGCCTGGAACGATCCAAACTGCGACTTGCTTGAGCAGATGCGTAAATTTGAGGAGGATTGGAGAAACAGCCATATTGAGTACCGCAGCGTACCTCTCGTATGGCAGATGACCAAGAACGACTACAATAACGTATTCTTGAAGAACAAGCAGATTGCTGAGTTGTACAAGAGCTGGGCGAACGCTAACTTTGTGGCAGTTTTGCAGAACTACGGTCCAAACGACGCAATGTTCTTGAAGTCTGTTGTTGACCTCAACGGTCTTTCTCCTATCGAGATTGTCGATGAGGTTGAGCACAACAAGCGCTTCGATGGCACAGTTACAGAGATTCATGGTTGGGCAGACGGAACTGTCGTTCTTCGCCCTGCTGGCAAGCCTTTGCGTTTCATGCGCAAGGAAATTCTCGATAAGCGAATTTTCGACACTCTCGGTAACAAGCTCGTGGATGTTGCTTGGGCACAGACAAACAACCGCCTCGGTTTGCTTCGTAACATGGTCACAGCGAACGGTATGTTCCAGGAGTTCAAGACAGACTTGTTCCTCGCTTCTGTTCCTGCCATGCTCGATTCTCCTTACCGTTGGATTATCGACATCACCAAGAAGGGTTAATTCTTTAACGTAACTAGATTGTATGACTATGGATTCGGAGATGAACATATACACTGTGAACGACTACCTTATAAATAAGGTGAAGTTCGAGATGCCGATGAAGGCTCTGTTGGGCATCATGCACGACAGGGAGCTTGAAAACGGCATCGACCTCGAAGCCTGCGACAAGGACAAGGTGAGACTTGCCTATGCCGACATGCTGAAATGGTTTGTTCTTGGTCCGAGCAAGGTGAACAACACCTCCGACTCCGATAACGGATGGACTCATTCGGGAGGTGGCTACGACATGTCGGACAACGACAGGAGCGAGATGAAGGCAGAGGCTAACGCTATCTATGCAGAGCTGGAGCCTGATTCGATGCTCAAGAAGAAGTCCACCTTCCGGGTGACCTCCCACGGAGTAAAGAGGGCGAATTATTCTCCTTGTGGAGAACCTCTCCCTCACATCATCAAATAAGGCGTATGGAAAAGGAATACATCAGAAACCCAAGATACCCTCACATCATCAAGATCGTGAGGAAGGTCGTCGGAAAAGCCGACCCTGATGACCCGTTTGCCGATGATGATGCTCCAGTTGGCGAGGACAAGGAAATCATTCTCTACTATGGCGAAGGTCGCAGTTACACCGATACTACTACAGAGGGAGACAAGAACGTCGACCAGAACAAGAGGAAGGCATCGATTCCGGTCAGATATGACGAATGGGATGCTGACAGATGTCCTCTTGACGGCGACACCATCTACTCCACTGTCGGCAACAATACCGAGGTAGGTATGGTCAAGGACTGCGAGCCGGATAACAACAGAACCGTCGTGTATTGGAACTTAACAAGGGTTTAGATTATGGCGAAATACTTTAGCGGAAAGCGTCTGTCTCTCGGAGCGCAGTTCGAGCATCAGATTAAGCCAAGGGTCGAAAAGCTGGCGTATGACAAGATGCTTGCGATTATGCAGGAGCTTGCTCACAGAACCGTCAACTATTTCAAAGAGAACAGGACGTTCTACAATATCACCGGTAACGCATATACTTCGTTCTATGCAGCAGTGTATTACAAAGGCAAGCTCATTTACATGGTGCGCGCCTCAAAGGGTGAAAAGGCTCCAACGAGAGTTACCCTGGCTGAGGGAGAAAAGTATAACCTCCCATATTACTACGACGGAGGTGAAAACAAAGGCTACACCGGTTCTGTAGGTGGTGGCCATCAGTGGGGTCCTAACCTTCTATACGGACGTATCGGAAAGGTGAAATCTACCGGGAAAGACTGGGCACTCGTTGCGATATGTCCTGTTGAATATGCAGTATTCGATAAGGAAAACCGCATTTTCGAGACAGTTTACAACACATACGAGTCTCTTCCAGATATGTTCGATGCCTGTGTAGTGTACGCCAATAGTTCAACTTTTAACAAACTGTAAGCTATGGTAGATATAAAGCAGATATATTTCGATTTAGGGAACGCCGTAAAGGGTATATGCGACAAGGTGTACCCCAGGAATCGTCCTAAGGCTGTAGATACCAAAATAGGTAGCTACATCGTCGTAAGTGCTCCGTACACAATCAGGAACAACGAGATGAACTACGATGGCTCCTACAACGACTATACTACCACTATCCAGATAGAGGTGTATGTAAGAGATAAGGCTTCCTCGACGAATCCGAATGGTTTCAGTCCTTCAGAAATGAGTGGGAAGGTCAAGGCAGTCCTCGAAAGATTCCCGATTTCCACAGACAACATCATCGTTACCAGGCCGAACGTTGCTATCCAGGCTGACGACGGCGCAGGTTTTTCCGTGACGATCATACAGGGAAGGTTACGTACTAGATAAGTATTCAGGTATAACAATTTAAAATATTTTAGATTATGGCTATGACAACTATTGACAAGATGAAGGACATTTTTAATGGTCCTAAGACTCTGCTCTACTCAAAGGCTATTACCGATTTGAGCAAGGCTACAGTTGACATCACCCCAGAGGTTGAACTTCCTGTTACAGTTGACTCTCTGAAGGCAACCATGGATGACCCAACTATCAACCACTACAAGGTTATCGGTCTGGCTGGTGACTGGGCAACTACCGCAGAGCTCGGCGACTTCAACGTAGAGTTCGTTGTTCCTTCAAAGGCAAAGGACTTGCTGACAATTATGTTCGGCGAGGACGCTATCACAGAGCTGACCAAGGTTACTCTGAAGGGTACTGGCGATGCTACTCTCGACGCTACTACCGGCTTTACAGGTATTGCTGTTGAGCCTAAGAAGTTCAAGATCAAGGGTACTATCGTCATCGTTGATGACGAGAAGGAAAACCTCATGGTTATCACCAATATCGCTCTCTACGCTACCTTGCAGTGGGACAACTCAGGTACAGAGCCGGTTGCATTCAAGTTCTCTGGTTCTATCGAGGGTGCAGGTAAGCGCAGTATCGCTTGGCTTACTAAGGGCACAACAACTGGCGACGTGTAAGGCTTCTTTAGGTAATTAGATTCAGGATAACAAACCGTAGGGCGGCAGGCTAGTCAACAGCCGTGCCGCCCTATCTCATTTTTAATAGCATACAATCATGGCAGAAGAAAAGAAAATTGAGCAGCCTTCGGTGGACTTACAGGAGTTGCTCGACAGCGTACTGCACGACGAGCCTACCGAGTTCGTGTTCCGTGGAAAGAAGCACAAACTCGGCTGGCTTCGCAAGGGAACCATGAGCAGGTGTTCTCATATCAGGGCTAAGGAGAAGAACGAATGGAAACGCAACGTCAAGATTTGCGTCTGCATCCTCCTCAACAACATCTGGAAGATTCGATTCCTGTATTGGATCTACTGGCGTTGGCTCTACTACATCAAGGATGTGGATGTGGCCGAGGTTCTGAGGGTCCTCGATGTTTCTAAAAAAAAAATTCCATCGAACGCATTCTCACTGGCTACCATATTAGCGACCGGGATGACGGACGTTATGATGACGATGACGAGGAGCGAAGCAAAAGCTATCCAAGCAGAACCAGCTGGGGAGCAGCCTTCTCGCTAGCAGAGAAGTTCGGTTTCCTCTTTCAGCGTAAGTACTTCATCGCGGCCTACGACTACTGGTGGGGCTATTCATCGGCACAGATTGACCTCATGGTTGCAGACCAGCCTCTTGTCGTCTATCCTAAGACCAAGAAGGAAGGTGGTCCAAAGAAGCATACCAAGAAGGAGATGGATGACCTCTACGACAGGTGGATGGAGAAAAAGAAGAATGAGGGAAGCCTCATCGGCAAGAAGATAAGTCTTGCTGATTACTTAAACAATAAACTCTAATTTTAAAATATTCAGGATATGGCAGGTGGAAATTTAGGTGACTTGTGGTTTGACTTAAACATTAAAGACAGCAATGTTAGGTCAAAACTGAAAGAAATTTCAGAAGCACTTTCGGAGTTGGATCTAAAAACTGAGTCCGGAAGAAAGTCTGCTGAGAAGTTATTTAAGAACTTTAATAGAGAGAATAGCAAAGAAATCGCTGAGGATTTTAAAAATATAGCGGCCCAAATGGGCATTCAGGCTCAGGAAACTGCAAATCTCAGCAAAAGACTGAAGGAGTTATCGGAACTAAAAGCAGACATTCTTCGTAGAGACAAGGAACAATCCGAGCACGGTAACTTTGTTGCGATGAAAAATGAAGCGCAGGCTGCACTTGATTTAACAAATAGATACAATGAACTTGCCAAGTTAAAAGAAGATATCTTAAGACGCGACAAGGAAATGGAAGCTCAAGGGGCTTTCGTGACGCTTGTTAACGAATCGAAACAGGCGCAAGAACTTAATGAGCGTTACAGGGAAATGCAACAACTGAAATCCGCGATTTTGGAGCGAGACAGACAGTCAACCGAGCACGGTAACTTTGTTGCGATGAAAAATGAAGCGCAGGCTGCACAGGAGTTAGCTGTCAGGGAAAGAGAACTCGCTGAGTTGCGAAATGCTATCGTACGCCGTAATGAAGAAATGATTGCTGCCGAAAATAGGCTAAGAGAAGCGACGGAGCGAACTAACCAGGCTAGAAGAGAAGCAATTTCAGTATCTAGGAAACAGGCAGAATCCCTTGTACGTGATAGAGTTAAGGAACTCGAAGCACAAAGAATACAACTGCAAGGGTTGTTTGGTAGCGGCAAGAATACATTATCTACAGAAGATTTGGCTCGTATTAGGGCTGCTTTTTCGCAAATAACAAGCGAGCTTAATACTCTTCGAGGAGCTATGGCTAATCTTAGTGGGTATTCTATAAGAGATTTATTCTCAATGGGACGAGGAACAAGCGACTATTCTCCTCTTATTAGAAGTATGGAATCCGCTATTAGCCAAAAACAAAAGGCTGTAGATCTGGAGAGAAAACATCAGCAGGAAATAGCTCTATCTGCCGCAAAGGTACGAAACGATCTCGCAGCAGCATTCGCCGGAGCAAACGCTGAAGCGAAGAAGATGCAATCCATAGTCGGAGACATCAAATCTCTCTTCTTGCAGGGAGGTATTGTCTTTGGTGCGCAGCAATTCTTTAATTCAATCGTACAGACCGGTGGTGAGATTGTTCAGCAGCATGTAGCGTTGCGCTCTATCATTGGAGATGTGCAGAAGGCTGACGAATTATTCGCTCAGACTCAGCAGCTCGCATTGCAGTCTCCGTTCAAGTTTGGAGAGCTGAACCGCGATGTTAAGCAGTTGGCCGCATTCGGAGTTGAGGCGAATGACTTGTACGATACAACTAAGCGACTTGCGGATATAGCATCTGGTCTTGGCGTAGACTTCGGACGATTGGGCTTGGCATTCGGCCAGGTAAAGGCTCGCTCTTGGCTCGATGGCAAGGAATTGCGCCAGTTTGCTTACGCTGGACTTCCACTCTTACAGAAAATTACGGAGCTTTACAATTCAGAAGGAAAGAACGGAAGGAACAATTATACCCAGGCAGATGTCAAGAAGATGATTTCCGGGAGGCAGGTAAGCTTCGAGGATGTTCAGAAGGTACTGTGGAAAATGACAGATGAGGGTGGCCAGTTCTACAATATGCAGCTCGTGTTGTCCGAAACCCTGCTTGGTCGCTGGAATAAGCTTATCGACGCGTGGGATATTATGCTCGGTAAATTTGCAGAAGGAAAGAATGTCATAGGCGGAACGTTCTCGTTTATTATCAACCGAGTAACAGACTTAGTATTAGCTCTTGATAAACTATCCCCTGCTATGCTTTCTTTCGGAGCTATATTTGCTGCAAGGAAACTTGGACTGATGGCTTCCGGTAAGCTCGGGTTGGGCTCAATAAACAAGAACTACACTCAGCAGATGAACGCTCAGCTGAGGACTTATGCTATCGAACAGCAGCAACTTGTCACAGAAGGTAAGATTACTCAACAGAAGGCGTTGCAGAATGTACAGGCAAGGGCATACTTGCTGTCTGATACCGCTTCAAGGGCGAATGCTATGTCTCGTCTTGCACTTGAAGGGAAGATGTCTGTTCTTCAAATGCAAAAAGCGGTCAAGGAAGGTCTTGTTACAAAAGAACTTATCAGACAGCTTGCCGTGATGGGGCAGATTACAGCAAGACAGGAGCAGATTATACTCGGAGGAACACGATTTGCCGCCGTAATGAATATGGGTATCTCTAAGATAGGTGGAGGAATCAAGTCCCTATTTACGATGCTTGGCGGATGGTGGGGACTTGCTATCGGGACAGCTGTTCAGATATTCTCCAGTTATAGCAGTGATATGGATAGAATTTCCGAGAATGCGAAGGGATTCAGGGATTCTGCATACAACAAAAAGAAAAGCTACGAGGATGAGCTCGCAAATGAGAAGCCGGCAAACGGCGCGGACTTACAACAGCGAGTAAACTCAATGAAAGAGCTCCTTCGAAACAGCGGAGATTACACACAGACAATAGAAGATCAGATTACAAGGGCGAAGAATCTTAACGAGCAGTATGATATTCTCAATAAGGGAATAGTTGCCGCTCGTGATAACTCACAGCAGGAAGCAAACGACTCGGATGTAGTTGCAGGAGCACTTGGAGCTTCAGGCGGTTGGGGTTCCGGTAATCCTTTTGCAGACACGATAGAGGATGCTGTCGAAGACCTCAACGAGGCAGTTATCAAGTACCAGACGCTTTTATCCGGACTTGACGAAGATACAAAGTCGAGAATGGATAGCGTTGCTAATCAGTTCCTGAAGCCAGAGGAAAGAGCCATGTCTCTCGATGAGAAGATTCGTATTCTTGCAGAAAGAGGAGGCGCAAACTGGGATTCTTTCGTTTTGAAGTCAAGTAACGGAAGCAATGATATTGCAAATAGCATTTATAAAATAGGAATAAGGGCCAACAAGGTTAGTGATCAGATAAATGATATCGCCAAGAATAATATTCCTAGAATAATTAGCTTCCTTAAGAAGTCATTTAATCTGTTCGGCGCAGATTTCTCGAAGTGGTGCAACAGGAATTCTTCGCGCTTTGCGAGCATGATAGAAAGAATGCTCGATGCGTGCAAGGTGAATGTTCCTCAGATTCGGGAGTACTTGAAGTCTATCTTCTATCAGGAGGCCGGAGCAAAGCAGCCAAAGAAAGCTGGTGGTGGTAAGACGGAAAAGCCAAAGACACCTATGCAGCAACGAGTGCGCAGAAATCTGTCAAAGAAAGGAAAGGGCAAAGCGAAGGTAGAATCACAGGCAGCGATGCTCGACTCTTACCTCGATGAAACTTCTGACTATAATACGGATAATAACCTGCAAACAGAGTTGCAGAACAGGTACAACGAGTATAAGAACCGCGAGAACAAGTTCAAACGCGGCAAGATATCTAAGGCACTTCGAGATGAGGCTTGGGAAAGCTACAATAGCTTGAATCAGGCGGCATGGGAAGGTCTCGGCTATAAATTCTATCCGCAAGACAAAAAGTCCAATAAGGTTCCGAAAGGAAGACACGGGAATTCAGGTCGCAAAGAAGATATAGAGCTCAAGCGTTTACAGGAGCGTCTAAGCAGTCTTAAGTCTGCAAGACAGATGTACCAGAAGTACAAGAGCATCATGCCGGACGAAGAGGCAAAGAAGAAGACTTACAATCTCTTCCCAGAGGTTACCGGTCTTAATCTTGACGACTATCAGAAGGCTGTCCATTCTCTCCTTGAAGGATTCAGTATAAACACTACCGAGAGAAAGAAGTTCCAAACTTCCATCTATCGTGAGGTCGCAGAGTGGCTCTTCGATGAGAAGGATAAAAAGGAGTATGAAAAGAAGGCGGCTGATTTCAGCGAGTCTATGAACAAACTGTCTGAGCGATGGGATTTGTATAAGAGTCTTCTTGAAAAAACTGGTAGCAAATTCTTTGCTGAGTCGGCATGGGTTGACGCATTCCAGATGGATGACAAGGTACAATCTCTTATGGACGAGTATTACGCTCACTACCATGAGATATTCAATCTTCAGGATTCTCTCAGCATGACTGACGGAGAAGCTAAGGAAAAGCTTAAGCTACCAAATCAGTACGAAGAGTGGAAAAAGATTACAGAACTCCTCCGTGGTAATTATGTTAAGTCTTTGCAAGATGCCGCCGATATCATCGAGAAGACAGAAGATTATGAGGACAAGATTCTTAAGATTCGACAGGATTACGATAAACTTATCAATAAGACGAATGATCCTGGTATCAAGGCGAGGTATGAGATTCAGAGAGACAAGGAGATTGGTCAGGTTAAACTTGACAAGTTCAAAAACTCTTCTGATTATCTCAACTTCTACGGAGCCATCGTCTCTCTCGGCATGGATAAGGCTCAGGCTATCGGAGCAAGAATCAGGCAGAATATCAATGAGGCTCTGCAAAACGGAGCTATCGATGCGAGAGAGTACGCCAAGGAAATCAAGCAGCTTGATGAGCAGTTATCGAAGCTGACGAGTCCAAAGAAGACTTTCCTCAATGGAGGTCTAAAGGGAATGGCTGAGCAGAAGATTTCTGATGCCAGCGAGCAGATGACCATCGCAGCAAGTAAAATTTCTGAAGGCAAGAAGGTTCGCGAACTTGGTCTCAAAATGGGAGACGAAAACTTCGTCAAGCGTGGTGACAGCATGATTGCCAGTGGAAAGGCTATGATGAAGGCTGCTGAGATTCTGTTTAAGGATGGAACAAAGGCGAAAGAATCTCTTGATAAGTTTGCTAACGTAGTAAGCATTATCGACCAGAATGTGCAGGGAATGAGTGAAGCATTCAATGACATCAAAGAGACTGCTTCCCTTCTCGGAGCTGACACTGAGTCTGATGGATGGCAGGACGCTTCTGCGTTCTTCGAGACATTCTCTGGCATGTCAAGTTCACTGTCAAAGGTGGTAACAAGCGCGGAGTCCGGCAACGTTGGTGGAATCCTTGCCGGTGTAACTGGTATATTTACCTCACCTATCAAGGCGTTTGCAAAGGCTCATGATGCCAAGCTCGACCGACAGATAAAGCTTGCAGAGAGACAGCTGAATGAGTTAAAGAACTTATCTAGTAATATTAGTTCTGTCATCGAGAAGACCCTTGGAGGAATCTATTCTTACGAAAGGTCTTCTGATACGACTAAAAAGCTCAACGATGTAAAGAATGACTATAAGGCTTGGGAGGCTTATTCCAAGACCGATACGGGCAAGGCTTTCTTCGGTGGCAAGAACTTGAGTCGCTACAGCAAGGAGACCTACGATGCTGTAATGAAGACAGAGACGAATCCTTCCGCATACGCAGATCAACTCGCCCTGCTCCACGCTCAGGAAGACGAGTTGAGAAAGCAGAGGCAAGCCGAGGATGACAAGAAAAAGACGGACAAGGATAAACTTGCTGACTACGACCAGCAAATCAAGGAGATGGAGTTACAGATCAAGACGTTCGCACAGGACTTTCTTAAAGACGTTTACTCTATCGATATGAAGAGCTGGGCAAGCACACTTACTGACACCATTGTGAGTGCATGGGCTAAAGGTGAGGATGCTGTAGATGCTTATAAGAAGAAGGTCAAGGAAATGGTTCGCGATGTGGTAAAGAATATCGTTACGCAGAAAATAATGGAAAAGGCTCTCGAAAAACCTCTCGAATGGCTCACATCTGTTCTTGACAAAAAGGGTCAGCTTGACGAGACAGATATGGATACGTTTGCAAAGATTCTCAACGAAGTTGGAGAAAAGGTAACTCCCCAAATAACCGGGCTCTTTGATGCAATGAAGAATAACGGATTTGACATGAGAGAGGACGGAAGTTCCTCTGCTACCAACTCTGTTAAGAGTATCACAGAGGAAACAGCTGATCTCCTAGCCAGTTATGTAAACAGTATACGTCTTGATTTGTCTGTTGTTCGTGAGATGCAGGGTAAACTCCTTCCAGAGATGAGCGAGATTGCAAAGTCTCAGTTGACTCAGCTTAACCTGATTGCTCAAAACACCTTGCGCAATGCAGATGCAGCAGAGAGAATCGAGAAAATTTTCATTGAGTATAACGATAACTTCAACAGAGTTATCAATGGTACGAAATCTTTAAAAATGAAATAATTATGTTTGAAAAAAGAAATTTATCAGACAGAATGAAGAACGAGGCGGTTTCACTGGGTCTTTGCGCTCAGTGGACCGCCGAGTGGCACGACAACTCATCCAAGCATGAGATGGTCGAGAAGTTTGTTAAGGGTATTGACTTCTGTATCGGAAAGAACTGGCCTTCGACCAAGGATATGAAGAAGTACTTTAGTGATGTCATTCATGATCATGGTGTGTATGTTGACGAGAACGTTAACCTGCAAAACCCAAAGATTGTCATCCTCAATGGAGAGTGTGTAGCAAACATCAACTATGACTGGATGGACAGTGGAGAGATATACGTAAGGCACAACTCTTCACTTTACCTGAAGGTTAAGGGATTCTCCAGGGTGTTTGTCAATCTGTTAGATGGTGCGGAGCTTCATGTTGAATGCGAAGATACCGCAAAGTGCTTCGTCTACCAATACGGAGGAACTGTCGTGAAAGCTACCGGACCAGTCAATATCAGGGATAGACACGATTTTAAGTTCAATTAACGCATATTTATGCGTATATTCTTGCATGTTTATGCATTATTTTGTATATTTGCAATTATAAAAAGTTGATTTAAGGTATGAAAGAACATTTCAGGATATACATGCAGAAGGAAGGCGATGGGAATGAGGTGAAGGACTCCATCGCCGACTTCGGTATGTACGTTAGCGAGAGTCCGTTCAAGCCTTGCGATTCTGTCAAGGAACCCGTGAAAAGGGAATGGCACGACGAGCATGGCGACGATGAGTACATTGGCAAGGATGGTCTCTATATGGCGGCATACGAGAACAAGGTCAAGTTCCTGTTTAAGGGTGATGCCTTCGGCGCAAACGAGAAGTGTAAGGCTTTCATTGACTATCTCCGCAAGTCTGGCATGATGAAAATGTACTGCGACTTTAATAAGATTGGAAGGCAGCATGTGAGACTGAAGAGCATTGATCCGGACCTGTACAGATATCCGGGCAGTGAGGACTTGCTAGTCCTCTCTATTACTTTCAAGATTAACGACCCTGTTACTGACATCAAGCCAATTATGGATGCGCATGGCAGGATTTCAAATTTAGGATAACACAGACACATGAGTACTTGGAATATTTATCATAAGGACGGCTCGAAGCTGACAGACGTTAACGGAGAGCAGATAACCGTTCACGGATTGGAATACTCCGATTCCTGGATGGGTGAGTGCTTTTTGACTATCAACTTCAAGCATGAAGTGCCTATCAACTTTCAGATAGGCGACTATATCATCTATCGTAACGAGCGGTTCGAACTCAACTACGAGCCGGGCAAGGACAAGCAGGCAAGACCTAACACCTACGGTGAGGGCTTCGTGTATGACAGCGTAAAGTTCAATGCCTTGCAGGATGAGCTTGCTAGGGCTGAGTTCCTTGATGTGGTATTGAACGACAACGAACTCCACTACACTGCCCTACCGAAATTTCCATTCTTCGTACAGACTCTGGACGATTTGCTCGACAGGATCCAGGCAAACCTCGACGAGCAGATTGGTGCAGGTCTCTGGAAGATTTACTCACGAAACAAGGAGCGTTCCGTGCAGCGTGGATGCCTTGCGAGCGACTGGCTGTCAATGTACGGCGAAGGAACAAAAGATAACGCCATCGAATCGATGTCTATCACAGTGGATTCACAGACCTGTTGGCAGGCCCTTGCGCTCGTTAACGAGAAGTGGAATGTGAACTTCATAGTCAGAGGAAGAAACATCTATGTCGGTACTGCGGGTGTGAAGGCTGAGCACATGTTCAAGTACGGTCTCGGTGAAGGATTGCATGAGATTGTGCAGAATGCCGACTCGGAACAGAACATCATAACAAGGCTCAGGGCCTATGGTTCCGAGAAGAATCTTCCTTCTCACTACTACGCTGATCTAGGTGTCAAGTACGTGGCGAACATCACGAAAGTCGTCGGGGCCAGCACGAATGTCGAACTTGAACTGGATGTCGATTATGTCGAGACATATTTCAAGAATAAGAGAAAATATGTAGTTTCCGGCGAATCTCAGGAACAGTCTCTCGGTTGGGTTCTTCAGGTAACGTTTGATTTCCAGACTGTCATCACCGGCTATGTGACGCAGGTGTATAACTCCGGCAAATGCAGATTCTACAGTGAATTAAAAGGAGCTCAGATCGATACCGGAGATGAGGAATCAAAGGAAAAACTTGATGCATTTATTGCGCAGGTCAAGGCCGGAAACACGAAGATGTACATCACGTCAGGTCTTAATAAGAAGGTCATTCCGTCATCCATGAAGGAGTATGCAGAGAATCTCCCGAACAATATGTCCATCAATAGACTTATGTTGCCTGGATTCCCTCATGTATCATTGAGCGACTTCTACGATTCGCTCACAGATAAAGAGAAGAAGTATGTGAACCCTACCGGGAAGCAACACAAATTCTCTACTGATCCACATAGGCCATACATCGATTCTGTGAACATCGAACAGATTGGCCTCCGTTCGGCATCGCAGTTCTTCGATACCGATGATAAGACGAATGGAGTCGTAGAAATCTACCCTACCATCGAAGAGATGGAAATCGGCGGCGTTCGTATTGATGAGATTGACGAGGGTGTCGCTCCTGATGATGACGGCAGATTCAATGATAACGAAAATGTCAAGAACGTTGACATCTATCTCAGCAAAGCTGTTGATTTCGATATAAAAGATTTAGCGGACGACGAGTTCTCAATCTCCATGAAAGATGGCATGTGTGGTGGTCGGACATTCAAGGTGGCATCATCGACTAAGGTTGACGGAAGGTGGAGGCTTACTATCGAGAGAATCAAGGATGATGCTCTTGAGCTGTGGTTCCCATATAGGGACTACCCTATCAAGAAAGGCGACCATTTCGTTCTTACCGGCATCACCCTTCCTGATTCGTATGTCAATGCTGCGTCTCTGAAGCTCCTTAGGTATGCCATAGCGCTCATTGACAAGAATGACTATACAAGGTACGTCTATCAGCCTAAGGTTGATGAAATTTTCATGGCAAGGCAGCATGATCTTGCAGAAGAAGATACTACAGGAACCATAAAGAGTCTTCATGATACGCTCAAAGCTGGCGATCTGATGGAGTTTGAGGATACTGACCTTAGAATCGGGGGAACCATTTCCATTGACCAGCTTACCATCAAGGAAGACGATGGAAAAATCCCTACCTACGATATAACCCTTCGCGAGGATAAGGAGGTTGGAACTATCCAGAAGATGCAGCAGCAGATTTCCTCGCTCCAAAATGGAAACGGAGGAACTGGTGCAGGCTTGACAACTACACAGGTCAAGAATCAGGTTGCAACAGAGGGAAGTAAGCACTTTGTCTCAAAGATAACCGATGATATCGCAAAAGGAACTGTTACCTGGGAAAAGGTTCAGAGACTAATTCAAGGCTTCTTCCTCGGTCACTCCAACGAGTTTAGCATAGATGGAAGCGGAAACGCTATCCTCTCTAGTGTGTTGGTGAATCTCTTGAAGTCACTCGACTTTAACGAGGCAGAGCAGAGCGGATTTGCAATCAAGCAGAGAAGCGATGGTAAGTATCAGATGTTGCTCACGGACTTGATAGTGTGGGGTAAGGCAGTATTCAACACGCTATCCATTCGGGAACTCAGCTACGTTGGAGGTAACATTGTTCTCTCCCCTGCTGCTGGCAAGATAAGCTACATCAAGGAGGTATATAGCGAGATAACAAATGAGCTGATTGGTTGGAAGTGCTATCTCCTCGCTGATGATGGAACGACCGCAACAATCAATTCATTCAAGGTGGACGACCAAGTGCGCTGCAAGACATTCAATATTGCATCGGGTGTCTATCAGAACGTCAGCAACAAAGATTACTGGAGACTCGTCACAAAGGTATCTATAGAGAATGAGGTAATCACCGATGCAGAAGGTCACGAACTCTATGACGGAAAGAAGTTCGCTTGGATTCAGATAGCCAAAGACAACTGCATGGAAGGCTCGGACACCCCTGCCGCATGTGATACCATCGCCCTCATGGGTAACAAGACTAATACGAGCCGACAGCATCTGCTGATGATGGAGACCGAGGGGGATTCCGCACCTTCGTTCACTATGTACAGAGGTATCAATTCCTACTCTCTCAAAGGGAAATCAATCTTTGACGTAGGATTCAACGGCATCAACATCGTGTCGAAGTACTACCACTTGACCACCGTTGACGGAGAAAAGATATGGACACCTATATATCGTGGCGACTGGAAGGAAGGTACGGAATACGACTACTACGACCAAGTAAGTTGGCATGGCACGATGTGGCTATGTATCGTTTCAGACGGTCAGACTACAACGGAAGAACCTACTGCTGATTCCAGCTATTGGAAAGCTATGACAGAGATAATTCCTGTAGAGATTTATTTCGAGCATGACTTTCAGCAAGGATTTGCTTACGGCAGAGAAGGGGAAATCAGATGCAAGGTATATCGTGGTATCGAAGACTTGACATCATGCGTAAAGAAATGGAAAATCGAGCGTAAAAGCGATGATTCCGTTAGTGATTCCGCTTGGGAGTTGAGAGATAAGGTAAAGAACTTTAATGGTACGATTTCACTTATATGCTCGCAAGATGTTTCAGTTGATGATTTCGGCAAAGGAAGAAAGGTAATCTTCGTTGTGACAGCTATAGGTGATGATAAGAAGCAGCTCGCACAAGAGAAACTTACTTTCACATAGTAACAATAATTTAAATGACAAGATTATGAAATATATCATTTGTGATAAAGTTGTAGCAAGCAACTATGGATTCGACCCCATCACGCACAGAGTGTTAGGGGCACTAATAATTCTGAACGAGAAAGAAGTAACTTTCTGCACAGCCATTGAAGGCAATAGTTTGGAAGAGAAAGCGGCAAACATCAAAGGTAATATCATGACCGAAGATGGAGTAAAGGATTTTATTAACAATTTATAAATAACACAATATGGGTGTTTTTGTAGCAAGAGGTTCGAATGTAATCTCACGTATCATCAATGGTGATACTCTTTATTTTTACTTGGAGCTAGGTGATAACCCTCTGTATCAGTCTATTGACCCAGACAACCCTAGCAATGTGTTCCCTAATTGGGAGACAAACGAAAGTAGCCAGCCAACTGTCAAGCCAGTTTGCTCCAGCGCAATGAATGGAGAGCTGAATCTTACAGAGCATAAGTGGTATTATAATGGCTCTCTTATCATCTTCGGAGCTGCTAATAATGGTTGGGCTACAGAGCAGACACTTGAACGATTCAAGTATAATGTCACTGACGGAACAATTAAGATTGTGAAGAACTTGGCGAGTGTAAACAACTTATCGAATGATACATTGAGATACGAGGGTGTAGCAGACCTTGATGGAGTTAACTATCCTCAGAAGAAGGCTATTGATATTCTCATTCAGCGTTCTTCCGCATCGGCATTCCAAGGATTCGTTGTTGCAAATCCAGGTAAGCTCAGTGAGAGCGTAACCGAGACAACGCTTGCAACAAAGTTGTCAAATGGCTCTTCTTGGATTGATGGCTATACTTGTAAGTGGTACAAGAATGGCGTGTATATGACTGGTAAGGATGGCAAGACATTGGCTGTAACACGTGCTGATATTGATAGCGAGGAGTTGTTCTTAGCAGAGTTCTATCAGGTAACAAATGGTGTTGTTGCTTCTAGCTCTTGTTCTACGGCAGCAATATCCATCTCTGATACGGGTGACATCTATAAGATTGTATATTCTATTTCTGGTTCTCTCGGAAGAACAGGAAATGTTACGGCTACTCCATCTATCATCAATAACAGGACGGCGGCAGCCCTCAATCTTGCGAATTACCAATGTACATGGAGTCACATCCTTTACAATCACGATTACACGAAGAAGTTACATACCTTTGATACAGAGAAAGCAGTGATAGAAGCTTCGTATTTCGAGGATAAAAAGGATGGGCATATCGAAGGAACTGCTTCTTGTACGGAGAAGTCTGCAACTGCTTCCGATACAGGCGGTGATACTAATATTAATTAGATAAGTCATGAGAAGTAAAGATAATTTTATACCAAGACAGTATGCGCCACTTGATGTGAGCCAGAAGCTTACTTGTATTACAGATAATAGCCCTGCTACTCAGGTCTATAATACTGATACAGGTGAGTATGAGCCTAACCGAGAGATTACACCTACGGTGATTTATCCCGACATCACGGCTTGGGCATCAGACAACTCATGGGCTAACAAGCAATGCAACAGCATTCTTGACGAAATGGTGTGGAAAGTTAATGGTGTTGATATTACCACCATTGCGTCATGGAGAGGCAAGTATGAGATTCTGCAAGACGGAAGCATGAGAGGTGCTTTGAAAGTCAAGCGCAACCTTACACGTGAGGAAAAATGCTCATTGACTTTCTCGGCAGTCATTCCAGATCATCGTCTGCAAGCAAGATTGAATGTCAATACCGAGGAATTGGTGCTGAGTACATACAACAAGACTGAAGATTCCTATGGTCTGTCGTTCGGTAATACTGATAAGATTTCATACAATCCATTCCTTGACAAGCTTGCTCTGTACGAATATAAGGTCGCACATGAATTGATTGCATTCAGCAATGATGAGCGAAATGCTTGTTATGATGGTAATCAGTACGAACGTTCCATTCCTCTTCACGTATTCAAGGGCACAAAAGAGGTAAAGACAGGATTCACTATCAAGGTATTCAAAGTAGTAAGTGCCACTTCGCTTGTTGATGTATCTAGTGGATTCTCTGAGGTTATAGAAGTAACGACTAATGAAGTTAAGTTTGACCTAAGAGCAATCAATGCTGCTGATTACGTGATAAGAGTGCTTGTGAAGAATAATGTTGTGGCACAGAAACAGATTTCATTCAACCGAACTTATCAAGAGTATGTTGCGGAAGTCCTCAATCTGACAGCAATATATCACGATGATAAAACGAAATCTCACAAAGCTCTCATTCTCATTGATAAGAACGAGCTTGAATGCCCTGAATCTGTTCTTGATATTCGATGGTTTACCTTAGCTACAGATGTTAAGAACAATGCCACTACAGAGAAGCATTGGAATGTAGGAAGTACAGTTCTGTACAACATCGAGGAAACAGGAGTGGGCGAAACAATTAATGATGGTATTCATGTTATGTATGATGCATCATTCAAGGGTGCGTTGCAAGATGCCACGGATAAGGATGGAAACGTATATACAAATTCCGATGGCGAAACTTATATGTTTAATTAATTTGTAAATAGATAAAAGATTATAATTATGGCAGCAAAAGATTTAGCAAAAGTTGGTGCTGTAAACTCAATGTTGGCATCTGATTATGTTATGGTTGAGATTGGCGGTTCTATCAAGAGAATCTCAGTCAAGGACTTTATGAACTCAATACAGACTGGTTCACTTAACCTCTCACAATATGCTTGGGGTGTTCCTATCTATCAGTCTCCATCATCTAAGACAAGCCCAGAATGGGGGCGTGTCGGTAACCTGGATATGTGGGCGCAGTACAAAGAGAAAACGGGTCGCTATCTCCTTACACAGGATGGTCGTTTGGCTAAGTTGTCTAAGACAAATAGTAACTATTTTGCTGATGGTACTGTTGTTGACGAAACTAAGGGTAATATCATGTTCCATTCTCCTCGTCTGTACTATCTCGTAAAGACAGATGCGGTTACTGGTATTCCGTATCTGTGGTTATCATTACTCCCTATCGGTGGTCATTACATCGAGTCACCTTGCTTTGGTGCTTATAAGGCTGATGTAATCGCTGATAAATTAGTTTCTCGTAGCGGTCGTGTACCAAAGGGCGGTCTTACAATATCTCAGTTCTGGGCTAAGGCTAGAGCGAATGGTAATGACTATGGTCTTACTTGCTATGACCATCTCAGACTTATGATGATGCTTCAGTTATCTGAGTATGGTAATCCGAACTGCCAAGACAAGATTGGATATGGTGTTGGCGGTTCTAATGGCGGTGATTTTTGGAACGCAGCATCTAAGCTGACAACTGGAGCTACCAAGACACTCGGTGATTCATGCGGTAGTATTCCTATTGATGCTCTTTCCGATGCTACTGCTGGTAAACCAGCAAGCGTAAACAGCAGCCGAGTTTCACTTTTCGGTATTGAGGATGCTTGGAACTGGCAATTTGAAATGATTCAAAATATTTACTTCGGTAAGAGCGAGAATACAGGACAGACAGGTAAGGAAGTATTCATCTATGAGGGCAACAGAATGCCTACAGATGCAGAACTTGCAACTAATCCTGCTGGTGATTATCGCAAGTTGGAGCGAATGGACGGAGAAGGATATGTAAGCAAGATGGTTCTTGGTGAGTACTTTGACCTTATCGCACAGAGCACAACAGGTGGCGGCTCAAACAACTATTGGTGCGATTACTTCTGGCGTAATCTTGCTACAGGACAGCTCTGTTTGTTCGGTGGGCTCGCTAATCACGGTTCGGCTAGCGGTCTCGCTTGCGTCCATTCGAACTACGCTTTTTCGGCTGCGAATGCGCTCTGCGGGGCTCGTCTCGCTTATTACGGAAAAACGCAATACGTAAACGGAGCTGACTTGTAAAGTCAGCGACATCCGCATTGGAGGGCTTGCCCTCCAATCTCACGCAACCGAATGCGCGGATGCCAAAAAAATAGTGTTAAGTAATTAAAAAAAATAATAGTTCAAGATTTTTGTAAAGAAATACTTTCGTGACAATATAATAGGTGGCGAGGGGCATAGCTCTGTTTGTTCGGTGGGAACGCTAATAACGGTTCGAATAGCGGTCTCGCTTACGTCAATTCGAACAACGCTTTTTCGAATGCGAATGCGAACTACGGGGCTCGTCTAACTTAATCATCGTGGACGTGGAACTGTTTCGTGTAGGCTAAGTCACTTCTGCGAGCCTCTCAAACCTTGGTTGTAGAGTATATGAATACTGAATCAGCCAAAACATATCAGCGGAAAGGCTCTTATGAGCAAGCAAGGCTAAGTAGTCGTAAAAGACCAAAACCTTGGGCTAGGAAGATAAGCGATTTTTGAATGAATGACAAAGAAGGTAAGACATCTGATAGATAAGATAGCGTCAAGAGAAGTATTGAATCAAGCTGCTGATGATGCGCTTGATGCGTTGGATGATAAAAATGTGTGGTATGCCAATAACTTTCGTACTCACAGAGAAGAAAGCCTGGATGCTATACAGAACATGATCATATTAGGTGAATATCCTACAAAGGAATATAAGCCTACGGAGATTGATTCTAAGGGGAAAAAGAGAGAAATATTTCCTCTGTACTTTGAACCTTGGAGTATTCTCTTCCATGCGATAAAGATAGTGTTAGAACCTATCGTTGAGCGAGTGCTCATATACGATTCCAGCGCAGGCAGACCAAACAAGGGTCAGACTTTCGGTGCTATCAGAACCAAGCGAACGATTAGAAGATATAAGAAATTCAGATATATCATTCAGTCGGATTTGCGCAAGTTCTATCCATCTATACCCCATGATGTAGTATTGCTCGTCTTAGGTCGTTTCATTAATGATGATTTATTCTTGAAACTTATAGATGAGACCATGCTTGATTATGAATCAGATGTTGAGCCTTTGTTGGAGGAAGAGTATCAGCGTAAGATGCGCTATTGCAAATGGGCTAGCAAGAAGCCGAGAAACTATGTAGGCAGCAAGAGAGGTATTACAATCGGTAGCTGCATAAGCCAGTTGATAGGCAATCTTGTATGGCACATGATTGACAGATATATGACACAGATAGTGCATTCAAAGGGTTATCACAGACATTGTGACGATGATTCCCAATTTGCAGAGACTAAGGAAAGAGCTACGTATCTTCTGAATAAATTAGACGAGAAATGTAATGAATATGGTTTGTGCATAAAGGCAAGTAGCTATATTGCACTACTGAAAGATGAAGAAAAAGGCGTTGATGGAAGATGCCTGGATTTCGTAGGATATGCTTTTTCAAAGCATAATATGCGAGTTAGGAAGTGCACGAAAGTAAAATGTGCGAAAGCATTCCATCATGTCAAGTCACGAAAGAGAAGACAGGAACTCTATGGTGCTTACAACGGCATTATGAAGTGGGGAAAATGCAAGAATCTTTGGCATAAGATTTTAGTTGAGAATAATATGAGTTTTAAGGAGCATGGCATTACTACAGATATTGTCAGCACAGATAAAAATGGAAAGCGTATTTTCAATGTAGAGGAGGAAAAGATTGCTAATTTGGCACAAAGGCGCACAAATATAGTCATACATGACTTTGAAACCGATTGCTTTGTCAAGGGCAAGGGTGGTAGATGTTTTGTACTATATCGTGATGCACGTGATGCTGATGAGGATTGTAATAAGAAAAAGTTCTGCACCACATCCGATTTGATAATCGGAAAACTGACGAAGGCAAGGGAAATGAATGTCCTACCCGAAGAGACGTTCATTACACAAGTATTCAAGGCTGGTGGTCGGTACACTTATGATATAGAATAGATTTATTGTTGAATTTTAAAAATGTAATTTTATGAAGGTTAATCAGGTTTTGGAGAATGTACCATCTAATGGTATTATTGTACGTGAAGAGGGTGATATTGTACGTGTGTTTTTTGATATTCAGAAGCAGAAAGCAGAGACATCCAGGGATGGCGAAGTGATTGTGACAGATGGTATGTACACGATGGAGAATGTTGATGTATTTGGTACTCGCAGCTATGATGGTATTGTGAATGCTATCGTATGCGACCACTACCCTGCTGATAAGATGCAGGCTATCATCAACAACCACCTTCTTGAAAGCGAAAGCAAGGAGCATGAAGCAGAGTTTGCAGAAATGCAAGCTTGGAGAGTGAAGGCTAAGAGTGTAGCCAGAGAGGTTGTATCAATGATTATCTAATTTAAAGGGTGGGAAAATGACAAATTATGATTTTGTTGCGAGGGGTTCAGCATGGATTCAGCGAGCACCAGAGAACGGCAAAGATGGTGTTGGCATTACCAGTGCCGACGTGGTGTTTGCTCAATCTAAGAGCAGCACGAATCCTCCTGCTGATACAGATGTGTGGAAAACCAATGTCAAAGAACTATCATTGGTTGATGGCTACCTTTGGAGTGGAACTAAGATAGTCTACTCCAACAAAGACATAGCAATTACAGGCAAGTACTGCATTGGCAGCACACGAGACTTTACAGATATTGAGGAATTGTATTATCTCTCTGATAGTGGTGACAAGATACCTACGAACGTAACGTTTCAGTCAAGCTTCAAGCCCGAAAAAGGCAAGTATCTTTGGACTTGCATCCGTTACCGATTCAAAGCTCCAAGCGGCTCGGCTGAAAACACGAATTGGGTATACTCTACCCCTACTTGTGCAGGCTATTTCGGTGATGATGGTGTTAGCGTTCAATCATCTGATGTTGTGTTTGCTATTGGCGAAAGTAGAACTACCGCACCAGCTACAGGTTGGATTACCAACTTCGTCGGACTTACGCTTGCTGAAGGAAAGTATGTGTGGACTTGCACAAAGACTACACTGACCGATGGCGATTCTTACTATACAGGCGCATACTGCCTTGGCGAGTGCTATGACTTTGCGCAGGTTGAAGAATTGTACGCACTGAGTGACAGCTCTACAAATCCACCAGATGATGAATTTTTTAGCTCGTCCTACAAGGTAGTCAAGGGCAAGTATCTTTGGAGTTGCGTAAAGGTGACTTATAATGATGCTAACATCAGTTATCTCAACAGGACATGCGTGAACTACTTCCCGAATGATGGCGTTAATGGAACGAAGTTCACTCCAAAAGGTACTGCTTACGGTCATTATACAGCATCTAGCAAGATGCCCAAACCATCAGATGATGTATTAGGATTGCTCTATCTTGTTGATAAGGTGGATACCACCCTAAAACCAATTAATTCACCTTGCGTGGCTTGGTGGAGAAGCATTTCGGCTGGTTCGTATATACTTGCCTATGATGCTGCCGAAGAGGGTGATGCTTATAATGTTGATGGTACTCTGTGGGTGCATAACGGAACAGTATGGAAGGACTTTGGAAGCATTCAAGGTCCAAAGGGTGATGATGGCGAGGATGCTCTGAATATCGATTTGTCAACAGACAGATTGATATTTGACTACAATCGTCCGAATTTCAATCCATCATCTGGTTCTGTCGCGATTGTTGCAAGACATGGAAATACGGTTATTGACCCATCTGAATATAGTGTTAAGATTATCTCTACTAAGAATTACGATGCGAAGAAGGCATCAATCGCAACATCGGGCAAGTCGTATAATCTTATTTTTAAGGCTGACGGCATTTCAATGATAACATACTCCCCTCCCCAAGCTATTGAGGAAAGCAATAATATAGAATATCCTGCAAGCAGTTGCAACGTCAAGCTGGCAATCTCGTATAATGGCATCACATATACCAAGACGATTTTCATGGATGTTTCCTTTGCGCAAACCTATGGAGATTTGAAATGGAACACAGAACGTTTGTACGGAGAGTTCGGAGAGTTCAAAACTGACGTGGCTGGTAAGTTTACGCAGACAGCATCAGCTATAAGTCTGAAGGCAGATGCAGCAACATTATCAAACTTCAAAAATGAATATGATAAAAATGGCGAACTTGTTAATAAGAGGATTGGTAACATCGAAGTTAAATATGACGAAATCAGTCTCACCGTGTCAAGCACCGAGAAAGGATTACGGGATACAGGTATCAATATTACAAATAAGAAGATAGTAGTCACTGCTAATAATTTTGAGATACAGAATAACGGTGGTGACCCTACATTCACTATCGACGAGAATGGAAATCTGATTAGCAGTGGTGATGCCAGTTTCAAAGGCAAGATAACGGCAACCAGCGGTTATATCGGAGGTCTTGAAATCTATAATGATACATACCAGTTCGGAGGACAGACCTTCAAATATAAAGGGCTTATATATCAGAATATGGAATATGATGGATATATGCCCAATCACTCTATCAATTTAAATGATAGATATTTGTATGTAGGTTATGGTGATAGCGGTTTTGGAGGTGTTTTTATTGCCGGTTATTCGCAAAGTCAAACATCAACGTTAGGAGGACAGACGGAATTTAATTTAGGTGCATTTCTTACAGTTAGATCGCATACGGATAATTCCGCTACCATGCAATCCTCTACGGCAGGCAGATTTACGGCATCTAGCAATAAAGATGGAATTGCTACGGTACTTGAAGCTAACGCTTATGGTGGTAAAGAGAACTATGCGGTTGATGCACTCAATGGTGACATACGAGTGCAGAATGGAGATATACGAGCAGAAAGTGGTGACTTCATCGCAGATAAAGGCACATTCGTTGGCGTGCATCGTGGCAACGTGAAGAAGACTGGTAATTCTAATTACACGCTGAAAAAGACGGATAGCACCATCGTCTGCAATAATACGGCTAAGGATATTTCCATTACCATGCCTTCCGATGCCGTGGCAGGCACGTTCTATCGAATCATCAAGAGAGGCAAAACTGTGACTTTCCAAAGTTCTAAAAAGGATATTTCCCTTGTGAATAACATAGATTTATTGTCTAGTGTGTCGTCGGGCACTGCAAGAGAATGGATAAATTGTTTGTGGGACGGCGAATGCTGGCTCATGGAGATGAGTCGAAGCTAATTAATATGGCGGTTACTCTATGTGGGTAACCGCCATATTCTTTTCTCGTCCGTCAGGAAAATGCTTTCAAATTATCACTTTTTATGAAATTTAACACAAAAACCTTTTGAAAAATATTATTTCCACGAATAAAATCGTAATTTTGCAGCATCTAAGATAATTAATTTAAAAATCAACAAATTATGACACAGGAACAAGAAGCCGAAGTCCTGCGGTTGATAAAGGACATTGATGTTACCGAATTGATGGATATGCTTAAGAAGCATGGTAATCGGTATAGCAGGAGGATATTGAAATTCTTCCGCTGGTTCTGTAAGTATGTACCTATCGCTATTATGTGCTTCCATGCTTACGGCATGTGGGACTTCTCTCAGAATCCTCGTGAGATGTTTATACCCCATAACGAGAATATGCCTTGCTATATCTTTATTTATTTCATGGTTTACGTCCTGCCGATGGTGATTATCTTGGCAAGTAGATTTTTCTTCTTGTGTCAACGATATCGCATTCCATTTATGTACTTCTTAGGCATCAATGCGGCTCATATTGTAGAGTGGAATTGGTATACAACTAATGATATGGTGGATTCCTGCTTTACGATTATGGTCGTGACAGCTATATTCTATCTGTATAGCTTTGCTAAAATGTTTGTCAACAAGACCAAGTTAGGACGAAAAATCTGCGCATAAACGCATTTTCTACGGATTTTTCACAAAAAATATAGTTATATGGGAAAGATTTTGAGTTATAAGCTGCTAGGTACAGCTTTGAAATCATTGAGCGATGCTTGCTTTAAGGCAGACGAACAGCAGAGAAATGGCGAGAAGGTCACCGCTTGCGGAATGAGCGATGATGATTTGGATAGATTGTGTGACATCATCCCCGATATGCTCAACCCTATGCTGAGTACCGAGGAGGTCAAGGAGAAGCTTCACGTTTCCGATGCTACACTTAATCGTATGGTTGCTAGAGGTGACATCCCGAATGGCGAATGCAAGAAGCGTGGGCACACTAGGTATTGGAAGAAGTGGGATATTCTGCACTTCATTAAGAGTAAGAGAGGTAAGTGATTGTTTCCATTTTGGAAATAATCAAGATAGTGGTATATCGGAATTTCCGACATACCACTTTTTTGTTTAATGTGATACCACCTCCTATCATCTTAGACTACTGATAATCAATCACTAAAAGAAAGTGTGATAGAGTTATATTTACTCTCCACTATTCTTTGTACCTTTGCATCCGTAACGTTACAATAGTGTTAGTTAATATTAAGGATTTTAAAAGATTGTATTATGGAAATGACAGATGCAAAGGTCGTGGAGAAGAAAATCTACGAAGAGGGAAAGAAGCACGATGATTATGCTTCTAAGGCAACAGGCAATGCTGGTCTTACCCTTGGTATCATCGGAACAGCACTCGGTGCTGGTGCTTGGTTGCTTGGTGGTAACAACCGCAGCGTATTTGGTTCACTCGGCAGCAATATGCCTGAGAACGTAAACATCAACACTTACGGAGCTAACTCAAGCTCTAATCAGCCAACCGCCTTGCAGGTCATGGAGAAGGAATGTGCTGATGAGGTGAAGTTGCTTACCGACATGTTCGGCTTGAAGCTTGACACCGCTAACAAGTTCTACGCTATGCGTGAGACAGACATCGCCGAGAAGTTCTCTATGTACAAGGGTGCTACTGAGGCTATCAACGCTGAGAACCGCCGTGCAATGCAGGCTGAGTTCAATCTCTACAAGTCTCAGATTGATGCGGATTTCGGTCTGTATAAGAATCAGAGAGACCAGTACGATTCGCTGCAAGCTAAGTATTGCGACCTCGACAAGAAGGTAGCCGTTATGGAAGCCCTCACTCCTTACAAGGAGAAGTTGATGATGGCTTACGTGAACGAGAAGTGTTGCCGCAAGATTGATGGTGTTCTCGGACTCCAGAGCACTCCTACTGTTACAGTTCTCCCATCTGCAAGCATTTGCGGATGTGCCGCAGCTTCAACTCCCACTACAGGAGCGTAACAGCGCAGTAAGGAAGTCGGTTAGACGGACTAAGAAGAAATGAGTTGGTGAGGGGTGTTTGCCCTCGTTGGTGGATGCCCTCTCACCTCTCTATAATATATCACCAACTTTAAAGATATTGATTGTTATGATGAATTTTGGTAACAGCCCATTATTGGATATGGGTACAAGTCAGCAGCAGCCGCAGATGATGGATGCCGAGCTACAGAAGATGTACGAAGCAATACAACAGAAGCGAGCATCTATCAATATGCAGACGCAGGTATCTTCTACTCCACTCTTCGATGAGATAGATAAGATAGAGGATAGTTTTACAGATACTCAAAAGCAGTTCTTGATACAAAACCAAGAATACGTGGAGAGTTTGCAGTACGTATCTAAGCTTGTGCAAGATGAGGAACTACGCATTATCCGACCTCGTATAGAGCAGACAGAGCAAGGCAAGGAGGCTTTGAAGCATCACCTATCCATCGTAACAAAGCTAAAGAAGGAGATGGCTAAGGAGGAGGAACAGAAGCGAGCCTTGCTTGATGACTACCTCACCAATTATCCAGATATGGCATACAAGGATTATCTCGCAATGATTAACGGTCAGAATCAAGCTAAGAAAGGAGAATCTAAGAAATGAATATAACAGAGCTTAAAGAGAAACTGCTTGAATCGGTTGACGTTTGGGCAGACGCAAGAATAGACGATATGGTTAAGGCTAACCCGATGCTAGCCATACCATCAGTGTATATGAAACGTGCGGCGCATAATATCATATCCAAGAATAAGGATAAGTGGGATAAATCGATAGACAATGCTACCCTATTTCTTGCTGATGAGAATGGAAATATTGACGCAGATACCATCTTTACCGATGCGATGCAGATGCTTAAAGTGGTCGAAAACTATCACTTTGACTTTGGTATTATTCACGGGCATATTGACAATGGTACAATATCCATCGACCTGCCAGACAATCCGTTTATCGCTATTCTCTTCGGGAGCAAGCGAAGCATTAACTTCACGGAGGAGGATTTTGTGGAATTAAAAGATTTAATAACAGCTTAGAATATAAAAGATATGGAAGCAAAAGACATCATGAGTAAGTTTGATGAGCTTTATGGAATGATGGCATCATCAACTAATGTAAAGTATATGCACACATTTGGAAATACGATGCGCTGCATGATGAAGGATATGGCATCCAAACACCCGGAATTGGCGCAAGAGTATATTGATAAATTGTGCGCCATCAAGTGGAAGAATTATCTCACCAAGAAGGAAGCTTCAGAGATTGTAAACGGAATGAATCCATCTGCAACTTGGGATATGCAGACATGGCTCAATGCAATGACTGGTCTCGGGCTTACAACAGAGGAGAAACCTTACTACAACGATTACGCCTTGTACGTTGCAATGAATCAGGTAGTAAGCGACCACGGATGCACAATCGCAAAGATGCTTGGCAAGGAAGATGTGAAGGATATTGGTACGGAGCATCTGGTTAAATATGCACACAGTCTTGCGCTTGACTTATTGAAAGACAAGGATGGAGTGTACGACATCAGAGAGTATTTCTTGAAGTAGCACTAAAAATATACGATTATGAAAAAGGTATTCGAAGACATCTTAGCTAGCGAGGATATTCAGGCTGTTAAGAACTGCGTTACGATCATGGCAGATTGCTGTGAAGTCGGAATGAACGACAGCGTAATGCTTGATATGATGAAGCAGATCAAGGGAGAGATTGGCGCGTGTCACTACAACGAGGAAATGGCAGATATGCATCTTTGTCTCATAGGCCAACTTCACACTAAAGATGTGGCCAAGGACTATTGGCACGAGGTTAAGAGTGACAAAATTAATCTTGAAGACTGGTGCGTCCTCTGGGGAGAAATGGTAAAGCGCAACGACGCAAAGATCAAGAAATGGTTTCCAAAAATCAAAACTCTCGACTACGAGAGAAAGATTTTCGACGAATGCGTTTCTTTCCTGGAGAACGGAGGACTACCGTATTATGATCTGAATATCTGATTTTTTCGTTATTCTGAATGAAGTCTCGTTTTTTTTTGCTATCTTTGCAGAAAGAGACCGAGACTTTATTTTTATATATTCAGGATAACGATTATGATAGATTTGTTAGATTCTTCCCAAATCCGGCAGATAGCGGTGACAATCACCTCTGCTATACTCGCCTTTGCAACGCCGACCGAAGGTTTCGTGTTGGCGCTGGTAATCGCTTTCGGCTTTAATATCTTCTGCGGAATGAGGGCCGATGGCGTAAGTGTTGTGCGGTGTAAGAACTTTTCTGCATCGAAGTTCGTAAACGCCATTTTGGAAATGTTGCTATACCTGACCATTGATTACGTCATATACGGCATCATGGTTGGCTGCAATGACGGAAGCGAGGCTTTGTTTGTAATCAAGATGCTCACGTATATATTCTGCTATGTGTACGTCTGCAACGCATTCAAGAACCTCATCAAGGCGTACCCTAAGAATATTTCATTCAGGGTTATTTACTATATTTTAAGATTCGAGTTCGCGAAGGCATTGCCTAGCTACTGGAAGCCGATCTTGGAAAGATTGAACCAGGAGTTTGACAAAAAAGAGGAGGAAAGCAAAAATGGCAAACCATAAGATTCTTGAGCCATTTATCCTCAAATGGGAGGGTGGCTTCGTTTATGATAAGGATGATTTGGGCGGCGCAACGAATATGGGTGTGACTCTCGCTACGTACCGCTCTGTGTTCGGCAGCAAGAAGAGCGCAAAAGACCTGAAGCGTATGACCAGGGTGCAATGGGGTGTAATCTTCAAGAAGTATTACTGGGATAAGTGGAAGGCCGATGATATCAAGGACCAGAATGTAGCCAATATCCTGGTTGACTGGTTTTGGTGCAGTGGTTCCTATGGTATCAAGATTCCTCAGCAGGTGCTCGGAGTTTCCGTTGATGGTATTGTTGGTTCAAAGACAATTGCCGCCATTAACGCAAGAGATGGTAGAGAACTGTTCGACACCATCAAGCAGGAAAGGAAAGATTATATTGACCGTATCTGTCAGACCAGGCCACAGAACAAGAAGTTCAAGAAGGGATGGCTGAACAGAATTAATTCGCTTGACTATGAGACTGATTGATAAGATTGCAAAGATTATAACCATCGTTGCTGTGACGATGCTGGTTCTATCAATGTTCTGTAGATGTACGACAACAAAGTACATCCCCGTCACAGAATACAGGGACCGGGTTGTGATAAAGACTGATTCTTTCATGAACACAGATTCCGTTTATATTCACGACAGTGTATCGGTTTTCGTAAGAGGAGATACTGTCTTCAAGGACAAGTTCCGGCTTCAATACAAAGACCGGTACATCGTGAGAAACAGATCGGACACTCTGGTTGTGCGTGATTCGATACCGTACAAAGTCGAGACAAGGAAGCAGCTATCCAAGACGGATAGAATGTTCCTGAAAATCGGAAAGGTATCATCTGTCTGTTTGTTCGTAGGTATCCTCGCCATTTTGGGTTGGATATGCTGGAGGTTGAAATTACACAAACGTTCTTAGTTTTTTCTCATTTTAACTTAATGGATTTTGTTTATATTTATTATTTGGTTGAAACAAAAAAAGAGGCGACCGTCCGTGATGGATAGTCGCCTCTTGGCATTTGGGTATCAATCTTCTTCAGCTTGCAGGAACTTGATACTATACTCCGTTTCGTAGTGTTTCTTCTGCTCGTCGGTCAGCAATCTAGTTTCGCTGTCGAAGAACAAAGTGAGCAGCTCTCCGTAATCCTTGTCGTAGAAGTAGTTGTACTTGCGGCAGAGATAGTTCCTTGCGTTCATGCACTTGTCCGGAACTGTCTTGAACTTTCGCTTTGTCTTCTGTTGCAAACCGCTAGCAGCTCTCAGTTTCTCGACGGCAAGAACCTTTCTCAGCGTTTCCTGTCTCTTTCTGTTAGCGTCATCGGTGCGGGTACGGGCAGCACTCTCCTTCTGTATTCGTTTCGTAGTCTCATCTGTATGCTTGACCCCCAGTCTCTTTGCCAGTTCGTTGACCGAAGCTTTTGTTATACCAAGCCTCTTTCCTACCTCTGTGGCCGAATGAGTCGGATAGAGTTCACGGATAACCTGATTCCTCTCCTCTTTCGCCTCATTCTTTCTTTGAATAAAGGAATCCCCGTGTAGCTTATGTAGCCACCAGTAGATTGTCTGTACGGTGCATCCGAATGACTTCGCCAATCTGCTTGGCGACTCACACGGATGCTCCTTTATGTAATTTTTTTGTTCGTCTGTGAGTACGTTCATAGGCTACTTTTTATCAGAAGAGCCGTAGCCGTTATCGCCACGCTCTGTTTTGTTTAATTCATCCGTCTTTATAAACATGATGTTGTCACTTGTTTCTAGGTGGAATTGCACGATTTTATCACCAACCTTGTATCGCGGCATATTTGGCATGACGTGATAGAATACGGCAGAAATCTCGCCAGTATAGGAGTCGTCGATAGTGCCTTCACAGTTACTGAGAATCATACCAGTCTTCCATATAGAAGAGCGACAACGAAACGTAAAGCATCTTGAAATATCGACAGGCTTGTTACGATTTTCAATCTGTAACGCAAATCCGAGACCGTATTTCCACACGTTAGGTGCAATCTCTTTCTCTGATACTGCATAGCAGTCATAACAGAAATCATCATCATGCGCCTTGGATGGCATAACAGCGTTCTCGTTTGTCTTTTTAAACAAGACTGGCACGCCAACAACCTCGGTGAATCTATCAATCTCCACGCCATCAACGTTCACCTTTCCGTAGAACATACCAGCAGGACGAGTCCAAACCTTGTGCTCCCCATAGAGAGCCTGATAAACAACTTCTTTCTCCTGAGTCTCACTATTAGTGACCTCAGTAATAAATCTGTAATAACCTCCTTTGAAATGTCTGTAAATCTTTTCCATTTTAATATTTAAAGTTTAAAATTCATGTTCATCACATACTTGATCGCAAGATGATTCATGCTCGTTATTACAACACCATCCTACGCCGTAAACGTCTTCGTTGTCAAACCAATAGCAGTTACCGCAACATTTCAATACGCTGCATTGTTTTAATCTTTCTGCATCACGTTGAACATCTCTTAGCTTGAACGGATGCTTCTTATTGGACTTTATCAATTCGTTAATATACCTACGGGCATTCCAGTGATTTGTTAAACTTATCGCCTTGATGATACGGTGGTCTTTAAAATCGACTTTATATCCAGCTCCTGGTAATAATATGCGATTATAGCAGAGGTAACGAAATATCCAATAAGGTGTATTGTGCCTCATTATCTTCTTTGCTAATCTAATCTTCATCCTTATACCTCCTTCCAGTCTGTTGCGAGAATATCCTCAGAGGACATTCTTTCTTCATTGAAGATATGATGACCGTAATGGTAGAATATCCCTTCCTCGTCAATACCAAACGGATAAAGCCCATTTTCTCGCTTTACGAGCTTTCCTTTTCTCATACGCTTTAAAGCCTCTGAGAAATCAAACGTTTCCTTCTTCATTTCTCACCTTCCTTTCTATTTATAAGTATTAGTTCAACTAATTTATTACCTTCTCTAATATCATATTGTGCTAGAGGGTGAAAACGCATTCCATAATAACTAGTATCAAAGCCGAATGAGCCTTCTTTGAATATGACTTTCATCGCTTCTGAATCATTTATTGGAGTGAGATAATCACCTTCCCAAATTTCCTTTCCATTCTTGTCTGCCAGCCCCGTAAACTGGCAGACGGTAGAAGGGTCAACTTCATAAGTGATATTTCTGTTCAACACACTTTCTTCCTGACGATTTTCGATGATGTAGGCGTTACCACATTCGGCATAAAAGTAACCTTCAACCCATCCTTTACCATCAAGACGTTTAGCCTTGAACTTGATATTTTCTATTTTCATAAGCTATAATTCTTCTTTTTTAAATTCTGTTTTTGGAACACGATAATAAACTGCTTTTCCAAAGAATTCTTCTACGCCTTTTAAGGGCATTGCCTTTTCTAAAATATCATGTATCTTCGAGCCTTTTCTAACACTAATAGATACATAATCATATCCATCATTTATTAGTAATGGTGAGTTGTTTGTCATATACACCTTTCCATTCTTGGAAAGATTACTATGATTGCTTGCAGGCTGGTAGTACAACCCACTAGCCTTATGCTTGATTCTGTAAGGTTTAACCATAACTATTAATCTATTAATTTTATATTGTAATGAGCAGCGAGTGCGTTTTCCGCTTCTCTGCAATGTGCCCTTATCTCTCTGTCTCTTCTTGGGTCATAACAAGCTTCTGGCGGAATTTTTCTTCTTCCACGTGCAAACATACAGAAAAAAATCACAAGTTGTATATAGACCAAACTTTTCTGATAGTTGTGTTCTTTTCATTTCTACTTTACTCATAGTCTTTCTAAATTTTAACAGGCGAATCACTCCATTTCAGTTCTCTTCCGATGAGTTTTTTGATTGAGCCTTTAGGAATTTCAACGAAATCATAGAAAGCTTCATCAGAGCGATAGTCCCATGAATCTGGACCCCATTGGAGAAACATTTTTAGGCTTGCGGTCTTGTAGAGTAGCAGTATAGTTAAAGGTTAAAAAATCTACAGGATATTTTTGCCAATGGCTTTCTTCTATTGCCTTATTGATTGCTTCTCTTTTTGAGTTTGCTTCAACCATAACATATTTTGAATTAGATGTTTTGAAATAATCCACTCTATATATTGCCATTGCTTAGTCCTCCAACTCTTTAAGTGCTCCTTCCAAGTAACCAACAATCATTTTTTCTTCAATTTTTGAATAATAGTTACCATTCATATAACGAATAGTCTTTTCAATAGCTGATTTTATTTTTTCTTTGTTCATTGCTTATTCTCCTTAATCAAATAAACCTAAATGAGCAGCTTCATTCCACCCATATTTACCTCTTTTCATTTCGTTATTGAAATTAACTCCACGCTTAATGCGCCACTTGCTTATCTTTCTTTTCTTCATATTGCATTTAACTTTGATGGTTGCTTATCCTCCACAAGAAAGTGTTTTTTAATATGTTTCTCTGCTTTTAACCTAGACTTGAACTTATGTTCCTTAACCATCCAGCAAATATGCTGGTAGTAATCTATATATTTAATAATATAAGCTTTTCTGCTTACCTTTATTATCTTATACTCGTTGCAATAGGTTCGATATTCAAATCTAATCATATTCTCTTCTTTTTACCCTCTCCCTTTTGCAGGAGAGGGTGGTTCATTACTTGTTTTGAATGCAACGATTCTCAAATTTCTTGTAAGCATCGAGATAGAACTCATTCTTGACTTTGTTGTATGTCACCTCGTAGTACATACCATCTGGAAGCGTTGTTGATAACAACCACTTCGCATTACCAAGAATGTAGCACTGCCATACTACAAACACCTCAAACTCTTGTTTTTGGTCACTCTTATCCAAGTGCTCCTCAACATACTTACGTACAATCTCAATTACTTTTTTATTCATATTACAATTTATATTACTTTCTATACACATTACCGCTCATTGTGCTCACGCTACCAGTGATGTCACCGCAAGTGACATTTCCGCTCATAGTATGCACATTGCCCTTGACATCTTTGCAATGAACATCGCCACTTGCTGTGCTCACGGAGTTAACGTATCCGTTTACGGATACATCACTACTTGTAGAATTAATACTATCAACACTACCCTCTACCTTTATCTCGATAGACTTTTTATCGAGATCATTCAACAACACTCCGTTAACATACACTCCATCGTCAGTGATAGATATAGATTGCGCTCCGTCTATCTTCTTGCCGTTTACGTAGGTAGTACCATGGATACCGCCTATCGATGATTTTGATGAATTATTAACTATAATCATAATATATATTTTTATGCCCGAAGGCGTTAAACACCAATCTTTATAGCAATAGCCGATACAACTATTGTGAGGAATATCAATACTCCTAGAATCAATCCTAGCATCATATCATCTTTATTTCCCATACCTACACCTCCCATTTCTGAGTTAATTCCTAAACCAAAGAGAAGGTGCTGCAAACTATGTACATAAGGAAGGTCTACGCATATACTGCTACTATAATCAAAGTCGTCAAACCAAAACTTACCATCTTTCGATGTATAAGTAAGAAATAATCCGTCTTTGTAATAGAAGTATGCACAATCATTTATCTTTGATTTCTTCCATCCATTCTTCTCTAGAATCTCTGGAGTGAGTACAACTGGCTTTATATCCTCAACACCAACAAAGCAGTACACCAATCCTTCTTTAGGGCAAGACAAGTCAAAGTGATTTCCGTCTCTTGGCTCTTTAACAACCATGATTTTGTTGTGATACATAACAACATCACCAACTATATATTTCTGTTCCATTCGCTTTACTCATTAATAATATCAATTATTTTTTGCAATTTCTCTAAGGACAACAAGCCGTAGAAATCGTAACTTTGAAGATAGCCTGATAATCTCTTGCGCTCCAACACCGCTTCCATTTTTTCTATTACTTCTTGTGATGCAATTTCTATACACGTGTGAGAACCACTCTTTTCATCTATCATTCTACCATTCTTTCTACTGAATCTTATGGTACAAACATAAATAGAACGATGTGTAACTCTCTCAACTTTTGCAACAAATATTATTGTATTTCCGTCTTCTTTATTTTTGACAACGACCTTGTCACCAACTTTCAAATCTTTAAGCTCTTTCATTGCTCACCTCCTTTGATAATTAAGTCAAACAATTTATCTGCGTATATCCACCCTGTCAAACAGAACTCCTTAACTTCTACTTCCCACATTTCTTGATATGTGTTGCAACCAGTATTGTACATCATATCGTCCATATTATAGAGCTTTCTATAATCGCTTACTTTTGAGAACGCAAAAATCCTTCCGTTGTCATTGCGTGGAACTTCGCTAGCAGGATGAACCAATCCCTTTAAAGCTCGATTATATCCACGTCTAAATCCATACTCAAAGAAACATTTATCATTATCAGATAATCTATCGTAGTATTCTTTATCGTCAAGCCTTGCAGCTTCTTCGATTTTTTTGTTTCCAATCATAATCTACCCTTTCTTTTTCTAAGTTGATTCTTTCTACGTATTCTTCTTTGCGTCTTACCATCTTGTATATCTTCACACTTAAAATGTGGTGGACAATACCAAGGTATGCAATTCGTTAAATCTTCATTACCCATAATTTGCCATCCACGTTATTTGTTATCAGTAATCAACTTGCGTAATTGAGATATAACCACATCTACGTTCTCATCATGCGCTCCTTCATAAAGTCCAAGGTTGAGCATAATGATGTTTAGTGCAGGGTCGTTAATCTCAATAGCCCTTTCGGTGAGTACTTTAAGTACCTGTGCCAAAATCCGAAAAGATGCAGCATAAGGAGTGTTTGTTGAACACTCAGAAATCTCTTTCAAGAACTTTGGTAAATCAACCTTCCACACCATATCGTTCATAACATAGTCACGAACTGTCTTACTTTTGATTTCTTTCATATTATTTCACTCTTTTGAATTGAACATTCTTTCCGTCTTTTCTAGATTTTGCGCTACAGACAAAATCCCCGCAGACATTTTCATAAATGTCGCAACTTATCTCATCGAAGAAACAGCCATTACATTCTTATTTCTCGGTCTCAACCACCTTCAAGACGATTTCTGACCCAATAGATAGATCTTCCATAGTTACACCTCCTCGTTATATTTATTTTTCTTACGTTTTAAGTTAGCTATTCTAGTTTCTCTAAGGTATTCCTCTGATTTCTTCAATCCGAGTTTCTTCGCTTGCTTTGTAACCTCGTAAACACTTCTGCCGAGGATCCTGGCAATCTGTTTATTCGAAGTGTTAGAATAAGCGACCCTCAAAGCCCTTACGTGAGTCTCGTTCCAAGGAGTACCGGTATTATCCTGTTCATTCTCCAGGAATTCGCCGTCAGCATTAAGATTGAAGCCGTTGAGGATACAGGCATTCGCCAGAGCTTTCTCGGCACGTTTCCAGTCGAGTACCTTCTGACCGATAATCTCGAAGCCGAGGTTGAACTTGTCCGGGCATTCAGAGAAGACTTCCTTGTCAACATTGACCGGGTAGAGAATCTCCATAGCATTGCGCATGCGAGCATGAACTCCTCGAATAGGATTCGTGAAGCGTTCTGCGATGTTGACGGCATGAATACCGTTATACTTATCCATCATCTCAGCAAAGCGTTCTACTGAGCTTACAAGCATACTGCTCATCAGTTCCTACATCAGTAGCATTGTGTACATCTTATGCTCTTTGACGTGATGCTTGAGGAACTGGTTGTCGATAGCATAAAAGCATTTCTGTACGTCCAGTTTCAAGTCATCCTCGATGTTATCAGTCATATCCAGCCAGAGTTCGGACATACCGCATTCCTTCATATAGTGCATAAAGACATCGATGAGTTCGTCAGAGCACTCCTTTGCCTCTGTAATTCTCTTCTTTGCCTCGAAGCGGAAGATTTTCTTGTTCTCCTTGATGAGGTTATACGTATCGGTGATTTGCGTCTGAACGATTGATGCAAAACCACCGACCATAGAATAGAAGAGCATATAGAAGCGATTCACCTGCTCTTCGGTTGGTACTTTGACCGGAATTCTAGCCAATACCGGTCTAGAGAAGTTTGGATTCCATCCTGTCTGCATGCTACACCTCCCTCTCTACTGCCAATGCGCAACTGATACAGAAGACCATCAGGAGCGAAAGGAAAACGTGTTCAACCATAAAACAGATGAATCCGTAACCTGCGATGAATGCTGCGATAACGAGCAGGATCATCACTATTGAATGTTTGTATTTCTTCATATTACTTTGATTTGATGTTCCCGTATGCAGCATAGAAGCTATCAAGCTGCTGTGTTGCGTGTACTAGCTTCTGATTGTAGCTATCTCGTTCTGCCCTAGCCTTAGAGATAAAGACGAAGCTAACGACGAATGATATTACTACCGTTATCACGATGAACAACCAGGGCAGCTTGTGAACTGCCTTATTGATTGCTCTTCCAAGGTTTCTGACGATAACCCAGGAGTAGATCCAGATGAACACTACCGCCTGCTTTGTGGTTGCGTTCTCAATACGTTCTTTCTGTGTCATAATTCTAAATTTACTTGGTTCGGTTGCACCAGTTATCGGTAGATTTCCAATAACCGGCCATCCATATTTCTTTCTTTGTCGCATCAGGGTGCTCGTTAAGCCAATCCTCTGCCTGCTTACTTACGTCCGCCATCTTTTCCACGTTTTGATTCTCTTTCAAGCTTCTTGTTCAAAACTTCAAGAGGAGATTTCTTAATATCAATACCTTTCAGCCGGCAGTACTCTTCATAAGATACGGCGTTTCTCCTAGCTTCTTCGTCCGCTTTCTTCTGACGTAATATATTCTTTTGACTCTCAATCTCGGCTCTCTTCTCGTACACCTTACACATGTACCTTTCGAGAGCGATGAATAACTTCTGTGGATTTACAGTCCTGCCGACATAAATCTCACCGTACTCACCCATGGAGAATTCATAGAGGAATCGTGTAAGCTCTCCTGGAGATACATGGTAATATTCCTGCCTGATACGCTGTGCAATCGCCTTGAACTGATAAGGAGTAGTAGCATCGAATGCACCTATAACCATAAACAGGTCAATAACCATTGTTTTGATCCACCATTCGCTTGCTCCTTCCTTGAAATACTTGTCGATTTCCACAAACGAAAGTCCGCCGTTCTTTACAGAGTCATACACCGTAGGAACGCTGCTGATTCTCTTTTGAAGAGTCGGGTATTTATTCAAGAACAAAGCGTATTGCGCGCCAAATTCCTCGATTGCCTTTTTGTACTCATCCGGCAAGGATTGAGTTAATCTTGTTGAAAGTTCGTTGCTGTTGTTCATAACTATTTATGCTATTATTTTTCGGAGCATACAACCCGGAATAGTTGTTTCCCATCGAATGCTCAACGATAACCTTTGCGTATTCGGGATTTCCGTTTGACAACTGTAGCAGCTTCTTTTTGAGAGCTGCGAGTCCACGAGGCTTGTAAGTCTGGTGTTTCTCTTTCTTGTATGCAAGCCACATATCGAGAGCTCCTTGACATGGGTAAATCTCCTCCTGTTGCCCTTCTTCCTCAAAGTCGGATAAATCTTTGCCTAACGAGAACGCAGCACCCATAAGAAATATTCTCTGTTTCTCTGCGTCATTAGGGAACAATTCGCTAGACTTCTGACGTATGTTAGTTTGTAACATCATAAGCTAATGTATGTATTTTTGTTGTCTTTCTATATCATGTTGAATATGAAGTAGTGCGATATATTCATCAGAATCAGGAAAATCAAATCCAGCTTCTTCTTTTGCCCACACTTTGAAATCAGAAATTGATTTGCTCATTTCATCTTTCGTGATGTCGGCAGAAGAACGAAGATACTTATAGCATTCTCCTGTAAATTTATCAATCCCTTCTCTGAGGAATATATCTTTGTTCACTACCAGCTTATAGAAATGCGTCTTAACTTCGTCTAGAGTATAGCCGTATTGGAGTCCGAATGCAGATAGAAGCAAATGGAGATAGGCATTCTGATTCAAAGAACGCCCACGTTTCTCTTTCAGCTCTACCATCGCACCTTTTTTCTCCAATTCGACTACTTTTGCCCTAAACGTTTCCAGTTCAAACGCATTTTTCAGGTTGAACCACATAAGCGTTGAATGTTCGTTTGATTAACTCGACTCCCCTATTAAAAGGGAAGGTCTCCCCCACCGCCTTGTTGTTGCGCCTGCTGTCCGGCCTGAATCGGATTCTGCGAATTACCTGGAGGTGTACCACCGCCAAGCATAGCATTGCCGCCTGCCTGTGGTGGAACATATCCGCCTGCCGGAGCATTGACGTTCTGTTGAGGATTAAGAGGAGGATTCTGCGCAATCGGCATGAGCTTCTCGACTTTCCATGCGTTGATAGAATTAAAAAAGCGCCCCTGATATTCGTGTGCAGAGATATCGAAACTAACCTTTACAACTTCTCCGATCTGGAGAGCAAAGCTATTGATTTTATCCTCTCCGAAGACCTGGAAGCAAACCATTTTCGGATATTGTTCCTCGGTGGTAATCACGAATTCCTGTGACTTCCATTCTCCTCTTGCAGATACGCCAGAGCGCATCGGTAAGATGTTTGTTACTTTTCCTTGAATTTCCATTTATTTTTTGTTTAAAGAATTTTTTAAAACCAAATCGGCCAGCTCGTCAAAATAAGCTGCATCCTTGATAGCGGAGTCCTGTTCGCCCGTAACCTTTGATGCTATTGAGCCTTTCTGCATAATCAAGCTATAAAGATAGCCGTCGATGGTATTTGCACCCATAAGAATCCACGATGTAACCGCATTCTTCTGTCCGTTACGATAGGCTCGGCATTCGCACTGCGATAAGTCCGCCATCGTCCATGGGAGCTCGACGAACACCACATTGGAAGAAGCCGTAAGCGTAAGGCCTACGCCGGCTGCCTTGATGGAGCAGATGATGATTCTTTTTTTCCTAGCCTGAAAAGAATCAATAGCCCACTGCTTCTGCTGCTGGCTATCGGAACCGGTTACGGTGCAAACCTCATCCGGGAACTCTTTCTTGATTTCACTAACGACATCACGATGCTCGGCAAATACGATTATCTGCTCTTCGGTATCATGAAGGAACTCTATAGTCGCCTTCATCTTCCCTCGCCCGGATATCGAGCGAAGGTTCATAAATCTGACAAGAGCCTTCATTCGTAGCTTTTTTCTAGCTTCATCATCGGAACAATTCTTATATTCAAGAAGGTATGCAAGCAGGTCTTTCTGGCAGGTATCGTACTCTTCCTGCGTTTCCGGGTCGAGGGCAACACTGATGGTCGTTCTGGTCAGATCCGGCAAATCCTTGAGAACATCTTTCTTTTCTCTGCGGAAGTAACACGTTTCGTGTATCTTCCGGTTAAGCTCTTCAAGATTCTCGTTCTCACCGTACCTGTTACAGAACTCGCCAAACCCTCCGAACTCGTCGTTCAGACGACCGAGGATAGCAAGCTGGCAGGCCAGGTCTGTTGCATGATTGACAACGGGCGTACCCGTGAGCTCATAAATATACTCCTTACCCTGGCACAATCCCATGATGATTTTGGACTGCCTTGTTGATGGATCCTTGACTCTTGCAGATTCGTCAATAATCACAGACTTGATAATCTTCAGCTCATCACGAAACAGGAAGTTGTTCAGCCGTAACGGCTTTGGCCCGAGGCTTACGACAAAGTATTTTGCAAGCGATTCATAGTTGCATATCACCACATCATACAGGTTCATCTTAGTAAGATGATATCCATATGTCGCATTGACGGAATCGGTAAGAATGAGAGGCCGGAGGTTCGTAAACTTCTTTATCTCTCGTTCCCAGTTTACCTTAAGTGCAGCAGGGCAAATAACCAGGCAAGGGGTTGCCTTTGCACGTTCAATGGCGACGATAGACTGAACTGTCTTACCGGTTCCCATGTCATCACCATTGATACATCGCTTCATGGCAAGCTCCATGCGCACACCTTCTTCTTGATAATCGTATAATTTCGGTTTATCTGACATAATAATAAATTATAATAAACACCACATGCGGAAAGCCCATTCAAGAGCCTTCTCCCTACCACGCAAATACAGCTCGTCACCACGTTCAATCTTCTTGTAGAATACTTTTTTCTTGGTCTTGGAGACAGCAAAGATAAAGTCTTGATTCCCGTATCTGGGGTCGATGCTATGCGTAAGGTCCATGTACCACGCTCGGCTTCTATCCCAATCAACGAAATCGATCTGAGCCTCAAATTGCTCCTGTGACGTAGCTGCGGTGGTCTTCAAATCGCCACCAAACTCGCCAAGCCACCAGTCGAACTTGCATCGTACGGGAAGTTCAAACTCGAAGCCCTGGTATTCCATCTTCATGTGTGGATTGATGAATGTTTTCTGACCGACCGCATTCTTCAGGACGAAATCAAGGAATCTATCCTTCGTTGCCTGTTTCTTCAGAACAGCAAGCCGGTCTAGACCCCATTTCCAATCCTTCTCCGTATATTTCTCGTCATCGACCGTCATGGCGTAATGGTTGCACTTTTCCGGTTCGGTAACGAGAGCGTCAACGAGAGTTCCGAGATGGAAAGCCTTTCTCTTGTCCTCTTCCTTTACGAAGTTGAGCTGCGGGTTCAGGGCAAACTTCAACGCAGTGAGGTCCGAATTGGAGACCTCACCACGAGAATAATAAGGGTCAAACGGTTGTTCCGCCATATTACTTAGCTGTTACCTCATCCTCATATTTAATATAAGGAGAAACGATATACTCTTCTTCGCTGTTTGCGTGTTTCTCACACGCCTTGCGCATGAACTCCAATCTGGAAGCAAGCTTGTCTGGAGACATCTTTGAGCCTTCAATCGTCCACCACTGCTGAATGATATCGAGCCAAGCATTCTTGCCGGTAACAACAAGGCGTTTTGTTACCTTGATTTTATGCTTACCAGTTTCTCCAACGGAAGTCTGGGCAAAGAGCGACTGAGCCTGTGCAGTAGCGTGCTGGGCTGCATTCTCTGCATCACGCTTCTCCTGCTCAGCCGCAAGCTTTCTCTGCTGCTCTTCTTTCGCAGCTTCGTCGGCCTTGCGGATAGCCTCTTCCTTAGCCTTGCGTTCAGCCTCAGCAGCGGCAGCTTCCGCCTCTTTACGCTTACGCTCTTCCTCGGCAGCCTTCAGCTCAGCCTCCTTGGCCTTGCGTTCAGCCTCAGCAGCTTTCAGCTCTGCCTCCTTGCGCTTACGCTCTTCCTCATCCTTGACACGCTGAATCTCCTCCTGCTTCTTGCGTTCTTCCTCGGCAGCCTTTCGGGCTTCTTCTTCCTTGCGTTTACGCTCTTCCTCAGCCTTACGTGCTTCTTCTTCCTTGCGTTTACGCTCTTCTTCAGCCTTCTTGATTTCAAGAAGTTCAGCAATCTTAGAATCAAACTTCATAAGAAGCTCATCACGCGTAGCATTTACGGTCTGCTTATAAGATGCAAGAAGAGAAGCGGAAACCTCCTTGTAGGCTCCATTCATAATCTCCTTGGCATCATTCTCATCAATTTCGGAAGAGTATGAAGGCTTGTTATTAACGAAAAGATGTCCGAGGTCAAGAACATCAGAACACTCTGTAATACGTTTCTTAACTTCATTCTTGTTATCAAGGGTGAGAAGAGAGAACGTATTATTAAGTGAGTTGATAGCAGCAGAAGAATGCTCTGTAAGGAGGTTGTTCAAGATATCAATCGTATCAGTCTTCAACTTAATCTTGGCCTCCTTGATGCGCTCCTGGCGCAGACGTTCCTGCTCAGCCTTACGCTGCTGTTCAAGCTTGTATGCCGCATACTCGTTGCGCTTCTCCTGAATCTTATAGACAACGGAGTCCGTATTCTTGACCGAGATAAGGTTCTCCATCATAGTGAAACCCTTTCGGACAATATCGAACACTTGGGTAACACCCTTACGTTTCTCCGTCATTGCTTTCTCTGTCAGTTTAGCTTTCTTGATAAACTCAGCGGCTCTCTCGTCAAGAGCATCGTTCATTCCGGAAACGCCAATATCAAACAACAGAGACTCACCTGCATTCACGCATGCCTCATAAGATTTCCTGTTGGCTTGCACCGCATTTTCCGTATCAGATTTTAGCGTTGCAATCTGTCTTGTAATATTGTTGGCTTGTTGTTGTACCAACTGCAATTCTGTATTTTCTGCCATATATAACAATTTTAAAATGGTGAATCACTGTCAACCTTTACCTTGACGCCTTTGTCTTCCGGTGCGGTATCTCCGGCGCCAAAGGCTTCCTGAGTCGGTTTCTGCTGAGTCTGCATGTCGATATCGGCCTGCAAAAGAGCGCCCAGACCAACCTTCAGTTTAGGATAGCCCTTGAACGCATGCTTGCATGTCTTCGAGATAAGGAAGCCAGTGTCGATATCTCTGAAATACGTTCTACCATCATTTCCGACATAGTTTCCGCCGTAAAGAGCGTTGGCTTTGTGGTCTTTACCTCCGAACTTCTCCGAATACGTACGGAGACGGTCGATACCTTCGCGGTCAAGAACGAAGTAATCGTAGGCATTGTTCGGAAGAATAATCTTCACGTAACAAGCAACGATGTATGAATTTTCAGGTCGAGGATAAGTCTTTGCGTAATCAACGTACTTATGACCGTCTCGTTCACCGAAACGAAAATCGTCACAATTGTAAACTACGACAGGATTGTCACAACGAACAATCTGACCGGCTCGCTGGCGAAGAAGAATCTCGCCATATCCAGTATAGGTGATCTTGGCCGTATAATTCGTTTGTCTGGTATTCTTGTCGTAGTTACTGTAGCCCATGAGGTAGCAGAGTGTCGTAGTTCCCTTTTCGAGAGACAAGCCGTTAATTGCCAAGTTCATGAAGGCATCGTGAATATTCAATGACGGAGCCTTTTCAAGGTAACCCTTGAATGAGCCATAGAGAAGTTCTTCGTTGAAGAATGCCTTCTGCTCTTCAAAGAATACTTCTCCACCCTCTCCGAACTTCTGATTGTACACCTCGATGAATCTGTCTCTTGCCAAATCGCAAATCTGATTATGAGGCGTTTTGTTTAACTGCTCTATATCCATTTGTATAGAATTAAAAATTAATGTACTCTATCAATATAACTGAAGTAAGTTTCCACGTTAATCTTTTCACCTTTAGAGTTAACTCTTTCGTAATGACGTGGAATGTTACCGAGCTTTCTTCCCTCGCCTTCCATATAGTCGAGATAGATAGCTCTAGCCGCCAGGGCTCTAGCGTGATTTGTGTCGAGGTCCATCAGACAGGCGTGAACCTCTCTCAGATGAACCACGGCAGCAGCTTCGCCAGGCGGCATAGATGCGATGATTTCGTTAATTCTACTCATTCTGATTCTCTTTGTTTTCCGGAGAGGAAGCATGATGTTCGAATACATCGAAGACCTTAGTTTCGTTAAGACCTACGATGTCGTAATCCAACATTGATTTTCCCATCACCTCATCAACGTATCGAAGAGCACGAGCCAACGACTTAGCCTGAACCAAGTAAGTTACGTTAGAACGCTTCTCCTTATTACTCTTCTCGTCAATAGTGATAAACAGGAGTTTTGCCTTGTACCACTTATCATCATCATCCAAGTCAGAGAAGAAAATCTCACCATAGTTGGTTTTCTTTGCGCTTGTAACGGCAGAATCGCCACTAATATAGCAACTCATTTCATCAATTACAGATGTTTCTGCCTCGGTGCAAGAATATGCATCAACAACATAAAGTTCATTGACTACTTTCTCCGAGCCATCCTCCATACATTTCTGATACTTAATCTTGGTTTCAAACCAAGATGCTGAACGACTTCTCATTACTCGCCCTCCTCAATTATTTTCAACAACATACGGAGACCTTCAACACCTGGCATCTCTCCGATTTTAACTTTCTCCTTGAGCTCATCGAGCTTCTTGATCTTGTCGAGATAAGCGTTCTTCTGCGCTTTGAGTCGCTTTGTGATACCCAGCTCCGGGTTGTCACTGAGGATGATATCCAATGCGACGTTGGCGAAGAGTTCAGTATTCTTCTCCTTCTTGCGTTCATCATCAAACTCGTCTACATCACGAGTAAACTGATTAGTTACATCGATAACACGCTTAAGCTCAATGTAATCAGAAGGCTTCTCCGAGATGCCGAATGCACTGTCAACAAGAGCCTGCTTGTCAATTACTACACTGACGATAATTTTGTCTTTGTCCATAATTAAAATATTTTAGAATTAAACTACTCGTTTTCCTTGTCAAGCCCGAGTGCATGTGCGACGAATGCGCATGCAGCGAACATAGCTACTGTGGCTACGAGACTATTGAAAATGATAACCATATCTTTTAGATTTTACACCTTATTATATAATATAGCAGTCGGACGGTGGATAATCAACGATTTTCCACTCGTTCTTCTTTACCTTGATAGCCTTTCGGAATATCACGATTGCTTCGCCGTTATGACGCTTCCTATTGTGAGCGATAAGTCTTGCCACCACAGCCTTAGTCGTTATCGAGAACTCTCTGAGCTTAGAGGTGTAGAGGCTCTTGACATCGCATATCACAATCTTATCACCTTCACGGTAAACGAAGTCGGCAGTATAGTTATGGCCGTAAAGCAGTGACCTTCTCTCATACTTGACCTTAGTCTTGAGCTGCTTTGGTTTCAGCATCCATACCGGATTGATTGCCGTGATGGTCACCTGTCTGTGGATGCAGCTTATGCCAGGATCATCGAGGATGGTCTGCATGTACAAGTACTCTTCCCTGGAATCGTATTCGTTCCCATCGGGAGCGTAATACTTCTTCGACCCTACTCGTCCCATGCTGCTCCTGCCTCCTTTCCGGGATTCTTCAGCAGCTTCTGGAACGCCTCGGCTCCAAACCTCTGCCATTTGCCACTATTGAACTGCACAAGGTATTCTCCCTTTCGTAGTTCTGGTTTTCCGTCCGTGTAGCCAGGAAGCAACTTAACAACGATATTGCCATCATGCCACTGCTCGACACGTTCGACGCATTCCTGCTTAAGGAGTTCATTAACCGTCTCCTTGCGCACTCTTATTGTCTTTTTTACCTTCATCTACAAGAACCTCTCCGGTTAGCCCACCACGCAAGGCAGGAGAGGTGATGCACGTGGTGATACAATATGAATACATTACTAAATAGCCTACGTCAAGAATCGGGAGGAGGATGACTTAACAACCTCGCTCCCTTCTTCCAACTAATAAAAAATTTAAAAAACGTTTGGCAAACACATTGAGCTACATGCAGGATTCGAACCTGCGACCCCTTGGGTACAAATCAAGTGCTCTGACCAACTGAGCTAATGTAGCGGATACCTCCTACTTTCACAAGCAAGAGGAAAATCTAAGAATGTTTTCATTTTCATCTAATCATCATAATGGAATACACTCTGAACGCTTTCAGAGGAACAATGATAAAATAAATACAAAAATTTACCTACTTGTGAAGCCCAGGGGAGATTCAAACTCCCAACCTCGCGGATACCACGGCTCTATTCAGTTGAGCTACTGGGCTTACCATTTCAACCAATTAAATTTCACGAAAAACGAAAAGAGCTTATAGGGGTGGAGGATGGACTCGCACCATCGACATCCTGCATTTATAACAGGTGCTCTAGCTACTGAGCTACTCCACTTGATTTAGAACGAATATAATCTATTACACGAAAGCTCTTTTAAAAGCAGCCTACCCTCACGGGCGAGCTGCCTACATGTATCAATCTTTTTCACCTTATTTTAATTTGAAGAAAACTTTAGTTGCAGGTGCAGAACTCGAATCTGCGACCTTTGGCTCATGAGGCCAACGAGCTAGCCAACTGCTCCAACCTGCGATATGGCAGCCTATTCTCCCGAACCGACTGCAAAGAAAACAATTCAATAAAGTCATTTATACCAAATAAATGAAACGAAACAAGTAATCATTTGGAGGTGATGAAGGACTCGAACCTCCATCTCACGACGATAAGAACGGTATCATCTAGTTGTCGCTGTGCTTCCGATTACACCAATCACCTCTTTGATCTGAATTAGCAAGAACCTCAAGTCTGTGTATTCTACACCTTATATATAATATAAGAGGCTTGCCAACGCCAACCATTCTCGATGGTGGACTTGTATGGCCATAGGGTTCTTTGACTCTCCGGTGCCGGGGTTATAGGTCCAGGCACCTTCGGCCAGAGATTTACATCTTCTTCTCATTGATCCTCCGCTTACCACGACAATTCTTCGTTCCGTGGCAGTTCGGCGGATGGGAAATTTATGAAAGAGTAAATCATGTCTAACTGGTCTTCCGTGCTACGTGCGTTCCTTCTGGGCATCTTCGCTATAGGTTCCCGACCTGAGATAATTAAATCCGCTCTACCCGTACTATCTTACACGTACACTAACGCTATAATGCGCTATATGTCCAATATGTCAAAGAACTACTTCTCCTATCCTTTTAGAACCTCTACTGATGCAAGATTGTAGCTGCACGGACTACATACTTTATAAGGTAAGGACTTACCTTTGCACCGTTCGAGAATACGAAACGGATTTGTAAGAGAGTGTGAATGAGGTGAGGCTCGAACTCACGGCCCTCGGTTTAGGAAACCGATGCTCTATCCAACTGAGCTACTCATCCAAAATGGGGCGCAAACGATATGGGTAAAATCCGCCCCATCACTCATCGCTATGAGTTATCAACATAAAACTAACCTATCACACTCACGGGCCACGGCATAAAGCATGAATAACTAAAACTTACTATTATTAACTAACAACCTTATTCTTCTCTATCATCTTGCGGACATCAGACACCTTGTAGAATACAGTGTTACGCACCTTATAGTAAGGCAGGATGCCTGCTTCCCTCAGATCCTTGATGTACTCTTTGCTGACTCCTCCAAGGTATGCCAGGATTGTCTTATTGGTCAGGAATTCCTGGTCTACTTCCTTCAACGAGATAATTTTCTCCACCACGTCGATACCGACCTTACTTCGATTCTTGCCTGGCATAAGCTCAATCTCTTAAAGCAAACGTTGCTGCGGAAAGGTACGCCATCAGCTCTATACAATCCTGTTTGGATAACAAAACATCAACTTCGTTATCACAACCATCATTGGCATTAAGGACAACTACGTCACGAGTAACCGATATGGGACCATCCTGCTCCTTAACCGTAGTCGTGCAAACAGAAACGTTATTATTACACACAGAACCAACTTCGGAAGACTGAAACATATTATTATCCGCATCCTTAAAGTCCTTGTAATCTCTTAGCATAAAAATAGAGCTAAAGAACTCCTTGCCATGATCTGCTATTTTTGCAAAAACATCTTTACCATTCATATTTTTTATTTTAAAAAGTTTTGAACCGCTTGTGATATTGCTTGCGAAGCGTCCCTGCACGTATTGGCGCAGTTCTTAGCTCCATTAATGTTCTTTCCTTCGATTTTCTTCTTTGCTAGATCCTCAGAAAGTTCAAGTATCGTAAGCTGAGTACTACTCATATTATCACGTATACTTTGCTTTTCTGTAATATTCAGCGCCTCACGAAGAGCAGGAACGCTACGACCAAACAAACCTTCATAAGAAGCTTTGGTACATCTAGAGAAATCTTTTCCAGTCTTACACCCGTGTTGACTCAGCGTATGCGTAAGAGCGTTCCTAGTACTGATACCCTTGAATCGCTTATCAACCCATTCGTCTCCTTTTCCTTTTCTTTTGTAAGCTGCACGAGCTTTATCAAGATACAGTTCTGGATTCTGTTGAGCTTTGATTTCTTGCAGGAAGACTTCGTTAATCTGAACAGCCAAGTCCTTATTGAGATACCGGGCATATTCAAGGAATACTCGCTGAGTTGCGTAAGTTCCGCCGCCCTTTCCTCGCTTAGATTTTATAATGTCAGATTTTCCGACATTTAAGTTTTTACACTCTGATTCTAAGTACCTTGCGGTGTCAGGCAAAAAATTCCAATGCCTTGGATCTTGACTTTTAGGAGAACCTAACATTCTCCACAAATCATTCAGAGAATACATTTCGCCATCCCTACCGATTGCTTTCAGGGTTATGGCGTTGAACTTTATTATTTCCTCCATACTTCAACCTTTTAAAGTTTACTACTCAACGACCCTCTTCCTTCGATTGACCTTTCCCGCTTCCGCCACTCCGATTGTAATCGTGCTACCATTGATTCTGCAATAGTAAGTACAACCATCAGTTCTAGGGTAAGCCTTCTTGACGTAGCCGACCGTATTTTTGGCAGAGACGCAAGCAAGGTAACTAGGAAGCTCGACGGTAATAGAACCGCCTACTCCGATACTTCGGATATCACTAACTTGTATTTTACTCGCCTTCATCGCTTAAACTTTATTGTTTTTACTCATATTAACTAAAAATATTTGGAGAAACCAAGAAAAACCCGTATCTTTGCAGTGTAGAGTTGCTTGGAATGGGATAAATCTCAGTCCCTCCGCATTTCGTCTTTCTGTTTTTACCAGTTTGACGATTGCAAAGGTATGGAAAAATCCCGAAACTTCCAAAGAAATCCTGATATTTTTCGGGATAATAAATATTTATTAACATTTTGCGACTTTTTAGTTGCATATACAAAACTTAATTATGGAAAAAGAAGGAATTATCGGGAGAATTAAGGTTCTCATGTCGGAAGGAGCTGATAACGCCAATTCTTTCTCTAAGAAGGTGGGGATTGATCCGTCAGGGTTCCGCAAGAAGATGAAAGGAGAATCTCCAGTTATGCCTAGAGATGTCAAATTAATCTGTGATGTCCTAGGTGTAAACAGGGAATGGCTCGAAACCGGAGAAGGCGAGAAACGAACCTATTCGTTAGGATTCGATAAAGATTCGCTTAACCGGTCAATCGACAAGTCGTTCACTCAATGCGCGTACGGAGAAGACGCAAAGCCTTTCTATGACGTAGACTTTGCATTGGGTTTTAGTGAGATGTATAACGACTCTCCCAACGTGCCTATGAAGTACATCTCAGTGCCAGGTTACGAGAAGACTGATTTCTGGTGTCGGACATCAGGCGACAGTATGAAGCCCCTTATAAGCAACGGAGACATCATCGCCTTGAAGCAGATCCTTGACTGGAACGTGTTCTTGCCTATGAACGAAGTATACGCCATTATGACGACCAACGACCTCAGAACAGTGAAGATCATCCGCAAGGGTTCGGACGATGCTCACTTCACCCTCCACGCATACAACGAGGAGTTCGAGGATCAGGAGATACCGAAGGAGGCAATAATCAAGGTGTTCAAGGTTCTTGGGTCATTAAAGGCAATATAATTAATAAAAATATAAATTATGAAGAGAATATTAATGATATTGACAGCAGCGTTGTTCTCCTATACATCTTATTCGCAAGTTGTAATGGGAAGAGACATAACTACGACCAGCAAGAAATACACTGCATTCCTTGCGACCAAGGGATACAGACCATACGAAACGGTTTCTGGAGTAAAGAAGTTCAAGGTTAGGTTTGCTGGTTTCAATAATGTAAGAGAAGAAGTGCATTATGACACTAGCAATGACTCAATCACGCAAGTAAAGTTTGTATTCGAGAACAGAACGCAAAGCGAACTAGAGGATGCATACTTCACTCTTCTCAAACAATACAAACAGAAGTATCCTAATGGAGAAAATGGAGACATGAAATGGGAAGGCTTTGATATGTACATGTGGCACTACAACCCATCCAAAGGCTCGAAGAGGTCTATATATCTAAGCATAGACAACATCAAGCATGAGATGCAGGTGCAATACTTCTCAAACTACGAAGAGAAAGAAAACAAGAAAATAGAAATTAGTAGTGATATATGAAAACAGCTAAAGAAATCCTTGACGGGAAAATCTACAATAGATTCGATCTAGCAAGAGCTTGCGAAGATGTAGCGCGCTTTTTCGAAGAATCGGAAGCGAGTTCCAAGTTAATAATCAGCGGGAAACAATTTGATGACATAAGACCAGACGCAGACTTCTACGGATACTTTATGTACCAAGGTGACGAGGCCGTAAACAAACTTGTAAACTCTAGAATAGCAACAGAAAAGATGGGATATATCGGCTTAGGCTTTGCCTTAATAGAAACAGAAAACTCTTGCGTCAGAAAACTTGTTGATGAGCTTAGAAAGAACAAATTCTACGCAGAAAGAGTTTGCGCAGGTATTTATGTTGTGACAATAATATAAACTTTGTCAGCAATATGCAAGTAACAGAAAACAAGAATTTATAAATAGTTGAAAATAAGAGACTTATAGAATTAAGATGATTACAGTACA